CAAGTATCACAATCGTTTTGGCGCCCCAGCTCGCAGGCCCAGTTTATAAATGCTAGGCAATCTTCATTGTGAAGTTTACTGTTAGATTTTAAGCCAAGATGCAGATCTGTAAAAACAATAGCACGTTTAAATAAATTCATACCTACGTATTATATAGATCTCAGTAGTACAAGATCAAGTTTTTCAGTCATCTATATTGCCAGACCCGCCGTGCCAATTCATTTGCCTTGTATAGCTGGGTGCAAAGTTATTCATCTCCAAAATATCGTCACGCAAGTTTTGATTGCGTTTTTCTACATTCAACACACGAGTAAATGAGTTAGTGATAACTGCGGTATAGTAAGCGAATGGATTGTTACTTTTGCTTTCATCAAACTGTAAACCTATTTGGCTTAACTGCAATAATGCTTGGCTGCGCATTTCGTCATTGTACGTATAGCCTCGCCAATTGCTGCGAGTGCCGTAACGCTCACACAACTTCATGAACATCAGAGCCAGCTTATTAGTCATTTTGCCATGATCTTTACAAAATTGTCCACGACTAAGCGTACCGGTCCAGTGACTTTTTGCCACACATTTGGGAATACCGTTTTTATCTATTCTAAAGTGTTGGAAGGGAGGAAAGTTTACTTTGATGTATTGTGTAACGGGTTCAACGTCGCCATCGTATTCTGTGTGATCGTCGGGTTCTTCCGCATCCATAGCAGCCATTTTTACTTTATCTACAGGTATATGTTCCCAGGTCATTATTCTAAACACCAGTTCGGTATCAGCAATATCTTTGGGTTTTATTTTGTTTTTGTCTAGTTTCGCTGTGGGGTCGATTTTTACGGCTTGTTCGTGTGCTAGTTTACAAAGTCGTTCTGCTCTAGCTTTTTTGGCTTTTTTAATGTTTTTGGGTACGATTTGGTCAACATTTTTAAGTATCATGTCATAATCAACATCTCGTTCCGTCTTATAACTACAGTATGATGTCTTGCTTTTGTGTATTTCTGCTAATAAATCTCTGTTGTTGAGGTAATTTACGCGGGCCATTCAATAGGTTCTCCTTATATGTACTTAATACTAGCACATTTTAGCAAAAATAAATATATAAAACAAGGGTTTACTACAATTTATGCCAGAAAACTTTACAATTACAAACGATGACGACGGCAATCCGTTGCCAACAACACAACCAGCAACGGATCAACCTGGCACGTTTAGTACTAGTGGAATTTCAAATACACTGAAAAACTTCGCAAGTGGTGCACGTAATTTAATGGGCGATCAAAATGGGCTACTGGGTAGTTTAGGTAGACTGGCTGGTATAGGTATTTTGTCGGGAGGCAAGTCGCCAAATAAAAAACAAAACGTAAACATAGCAGAGGTAGCCACACCAGTCATAGACCAGGGGTTATCCTATGACAAAGATTGGCGTGTTCGTTTGTTACTACCAGATGGGCTAGCGAGAGACTTGTATAAACTAGATCTATTAAAACCCTTGGGCGGTGGGCAGAATGGCAGTCAAATTTTCCGCGGTGTAATTTTTCCTTATACTCCTAACATCACAGTTACCTATGCTGCGGATTGGCAAGCTCAGAAGCTAACACACAGCAACTATGCGGCACAATTCTATAACAGCAGCGAAGTACAGGACATACAAATACAGGGCACATTCACTGCTCAAAATCAAGCCGAAGCCGAATATCTGCTGGCAGTTATGACCTTTAGCAAGTTAATAACAAAAATGTTTTTTGGTGAAAGCAGCAATGTAGGAAATCCGCCACCTATTATGCATCTATATGGACATGGTGAATATCAATGGAATCGTGTACCAGTTATAGTGAAGAACGTTCAGTATTCTTTATCGCCCGATGTAGATTATATGCCAGTTTTACGAGACGGCAAGCCCATAGCCAGAGTACCTACAATAGTAGAAAGCTTTTCTTGGACCGTCGCACCGGTATACAGTAGAAAACAAATGAGCATTTGGAGTTACGAAAATTTTGCAAGCGGCGAATTGATTAAAGGGGGATTCATCTAATGGCCACATATTCAAAAGCAAGTCCCTATTATTCTACTGGCACATATGGTGGATACTTGGACGTATTAAATTACAGATCCTTTCCAGCACAGCCTGATGATCAAATTGTCACTTTAACTGAATCATATAGGAACAGACCAGATTTGTTGGCATTTGACCTGTACCAGGATTCACGTTTGTGGTGGGTATTTGCAGTAAGAAATCCCAACAATATAAAAAATCCTGTGTTTGATTTTGTACCTGGACGTAAAATTTATGTGCCCAAGAAAGAAACTTTAACTACAGCACTGGGATTGTGAAATGGCAATAGCAGATACAGCTACTGGCGTTGTACAAAAAAGTACGCAAGATACAGTGCAGCCAGAACCAGCTGGCAATTTAAGCAGTGAAGAACAGCAAAACTTACAAACGGCAGCTATCGCTTCGGAGGCCGATTTACCTCCTCTTACTACGTTTGATGAGAATGGTAATGAGATAACGACTGAACAGGAGCAGGCCAATCAAGCTGACGCTGATAAGTCCAAACAACAGTCAGATACGGTAACTATTAATCCTATACCAAACTTGTTACACGGCTACTCTACCTACACATACAATATAAGTTTACATATTTTACCCATAGATGCGTATGATGAAATGCAAAAGACTGGCAAATATATTGTAGATAGAAACAGAGTTTTAATTGCATCTGCAGGCAGGCATAATGATCAAACCTTTGCAAGAAATCCTTACTGGACTGAAGATTTCTATTTTGATAATCTGCATTTTTCTACGGTTATGGGTTTTAATTCTAGAACTAAAGGTAGTAATGCAATTACATTAGATTTTACAATAATTGAACCTTATGGTATAAGTTTACTAGATAGATTAATTAAAACTTGTGACGATTATGTGGACATAAGTGGTGAAAAAAAGCCTATAGAAAATTATATAGCAGTGCCATACATGTTGCAAATTGACTTTTTTGGATACGATCAAGACTCGCATGAACCAAAGTTGATAGAAAAAGCAACAAAAAACATAGCTATTAGATTATTGTCTATGGACATGAGCTTTGATGCAAAGGGTACATTATATAAATTTTCAGCAGTACCTTATAATCATTCTGCATTTAATGAATTGAATCTAAATTTACCGTCGCTAACAAATATAAAATCAAAGGGCACAGTTGAATCCTTTTTTACTTCGGACCAAGAAGACATTGAAACGGAGAAATTATTAAAACAAATAACAAGTACAGAGAAAGGTGGAATTCAAGATAATGTACGCGAGCAGTTTAAGAAAAGATATAAAGATGACTATAAAACAGCTCAAGAAACACAACAGAAAAAATTAGAGGAATGGAAAAAGAAAAATCCTAAACTATCGGCTGAAATTGACAAGCCCACAGGCACTATTGTGATTGAAGAACTTAAAAAGAGTAACTACCCACGCCCGGTGCCAGCAATAGATGATGCTACCTTGGAAAAGAACGCGGAAGAAAAGTGGAAGGAACAAGCAAGTAATTCAGCCATTTATGCTACAGAAGTAAATGCGGGCGGTCTGGGTGTTGCCTTAAACACATACCAAAAATTTATTGCAAAAGAATATAACCTGTTAGACGGCAACGGTGCACCAATATTATATAAATTTAGCTTTGATCCAGAGATAGGTAAAAGTACAATTAATACCAAACTTCTAACTGATCACAGCAGAAAATCACCCAAAGCAGATGCGCCGGTTAAAGCTACGGCCGAAACGGCCACCCCAACATATCCACCTGCACCTGCTACGGGACAGATTATAGGATCTGCAGAAACTGCTGGTGGTGCAGCCACTGGGGTAATAAGAGCGCCAGCAGGCGGTGCCTATATAGCTGTGGCTAGACAATTTATACAGAAGGAAGAAGCATTGCCCAGAGGCGGAAAAGCATATTGGGATCCTAACGAAAAAGCACAACTAGTATCGATTGGATATGGACATCAAATTAAAGACAACGAATATGCGCAGGGCTTTATACAAGCAGGAGCAGAACAGATAAAAATAGTGGGCAATAGAGGAATTAATACAGTCTTAACAACAAATCAAGCTGGCGCCTTACTAGAAATGGATCTTCCCAAGTATGCGGCGGCGGCATCTGGCCCATTAGGTAACGCATGGACCCAATTGAACGACAACCAAAAAGCTGCTTTGCTTGATTATGCTTACAATGTTGGCAGTACAAGATCGCTAGTTTCCAATGGTATAAGGGAAGCCATACTTAAGGGAGATTTTACGGCTGCAAGTCAAATTATTTCACAAAAGGGAGTAAGAACAGCCAAGGGCTTAGGAGTGCTTCCTGCATTGGTCAAACGCAGAGAAGCAGAGGGTGCATTATTTGCTTCGGGGGTCACTAACACAAACTCGGAACCGCAAACTCAAACACCAACCCCTGATGCATTTAATACTGCCGCATCTAGCATAGACACCTCTGTGGACTCTGATCAATTTATTTCGTTTCAGCAAGGCACTAGTGTAATAGAAGTTATTAACACTATAATGAAAGCATCGTCTTATATTCAAGATCAGTTGCAATTAAAACTTGACGAAGCAGGCGCCGGCAATGATGCTGAAAAGAAAGCAAAAGTTGAAAGAGAGTTTGAACCCTACAACCACTTTAAAATTATTCCAAAAGTGGAGCTGGGTAAGTTTGATCCTGTGCGTAATGACTACACTAAAATAATTACGTTCTTTATCAAAACCTACAAGGTCAAAGGATTGCGTTTTCCGGATATTAAAAAAGGAACACGCCCCAGGGATATAGATTGTGTTAAACAATACAATTATTATTTCACTGGAAAAAATACTGACATTTTAGACTTAAAGGTTAGTTTTGATGCCCTATTTTATACTGCGATGTCGGCTAGGTCACAGCGGTTTCAACAGGCAACAATAGATCAAGCCAAACCAGATTCTACCACACAGGCAGCAGACTCTCCACCTAATGGAACCATTATCGCTAAACATTCAAAGACGCTTCCTGCATCTTTGCAGTTCGTTCCTAATATTATGGGTAACAATAAGCTTACACAGGAAAGTGTTGAGGCTATCAGAGCAAACGATCTATTTGGAAATTTGTATGGTAAGTCGCAGGCTGATATGTTGACTTTAGATTTTGATATTGTTGGTGACCCCTGTTATATACAGACAGAAGAATTTACGTTAAATCCCGACAGAAAAGATGATTACCTAGACAAAACAGATGTGCGAGTATTTGACAATGGTAGTTTGGTAATTAATGATGGCGATCTGTTTGTTAAAGTGGAATTTAGACTACCATTGGATATTGACACCACAACAGGACTATACAAATTTGAAGATGGGGATCTACGGAAAAGTAGTAAAGATAGTAGCTTCTTTACTGGTATATACAAAATCCTGACAATAGATCACACGTTTCAAGGTGGACAATTCAAACAAAAGTTACAAACGGTACGTGTCTACAACGATCCACAAACATTAGCAAAAGATAATAAAGGCGACGCCGATCCTAACAGGGACGGGACTACAGGTGAACTTATGGGTCCACCTGCACCGGTAAGCTCAATTAGTCAAACTAATAGTAATACCGAGGCAGCAAGTGATGCCCAACTACCTAGCCCAGCCCTGCTTCCAACACCTAATCCGTTACCACAAGTACCACCACTGCCCAGTTTATCACAAGTCAGCACAGCTAGCGGTACTGCAACAACTACAATATCTGGAGACGGAACAGTAACCACGGTAACATCCACAGTTACGGAAACGGTCACGGGTGGCGGCTCAACTACAACTACCGCAGTCTATGATGACAAGGGCAATGTAGTTGGCGTTAACAAAGTTTATGAAGCTGCACAACAAGCAGATAGAAATGCTGTGATTGCCAAGGCGCAAACACTGAACATACAGGAATTAGAAAATTTGAAGAAATCACGAGTGGGTAATGAGAGCCCAATCCAGGAAGGTGATTGGTAAACAATGAGAGATAATGCAAAATTTAGTAGACCAGCTAGTTACAGTCAATCAGCAGCAGCGGCCAGTCAAAATTTAAGTCCCGGCCCCTATGTTGGCATTGTAAAACAAAATGCAGACCAACAGCGTATGGGAAGATTATGGGTGTGGTTGCCACTATTAAGCCCAGACGAAGAAGATCAAACTAAATGGGTATGCTGTTCATATGCTAGTCCATTTGCAGGCTTTACTAGACCACCTAATAATGATGGTACTGACAATTTTACAAATACAAAACATGCCTACGGTATGTGGTTTATACCGCCAGACATTGGCGTAAAAGTGCTGGTAGTGTTTGCGGATGGTCAGTCAGACAAAGCATTTTGGATCAGCTGTATTTTTGAAGGCCACAGTCATTACATGGTGCCGGGCCTGGGCGCAAGTATAAACAGCGACTTTAAAACAGGTCCCAGTACAACTATTCCACAGGATCAGCGTCCCGATCGTGTACCAGTAGTAGAATACAATGACAATAATCCCACATTAGACGGCAACCCAGCATGGTTTAAAAACCCTAAACCCATGCATCAAACACAGGAACGGATTCTACAGGAACAGGGTCTAGACTTTGATTATTTGCGTGGTGCAATTTTGACGTCAAGTCAACGTGAAAGTCCCAGCCAAGTATTTGGTATTAGTACACCTGGTAGATTAATTGACGATGGCAAAACAGAAGGCTATAAAGTAAGACGCGGTGGTCATACATTCGTAATGGATGATGGTGACAGTGTGGGTGACAATAATTTTACAAGATTACGTACAGCGGGCGGGCATCAAATTTTAATGCACGATACTGGTGATTTTATGTACATCAGCAACAGCAAAGGCACAGCGTGGATTGAAATAAATTCTGTTGGTGATATAGAAATATTCAGCAACGGTAATTTTAGTTTACGCGCAGCTACTAATATTAACCTTCATGCTGACGGTGACATCAATATGTATGCAGGCAACAAGCTTAAAGTTGTGGCTGAAAGTGGCATGGACTTGCAAAGTAATTATATTAACTTGAACTCCGTAGAAGATACCACAATCCATGCCTGTAAAGTTTTAAACCTTAAAAGTGGTGCGGCCAGCAACTTTGACGCAACCGGCAATTTTAGCATCAAGTCAGATGGTACATTATTTCTAAACGGCGGACCTACCATTAAGCTAAATTCTGGCGGTGCAAAAACAGTGACGCCACTTAATGACATCAAACGCAGTGGCTTTCCTAATGCTTTACGTAATTTAGACAGCTACAAGAGCGTAGCCAAACGTATAAACAGTATATCAACTAGAGTTCCTACGCACGAACCTGACGTAGGCCATGCGGCTAAGGCAGATCAAGTACGCAATGCCGCTGCTATAAACATGGCTGATGACGCTATAGCTAATTTACCACCACAAGCTGGGCGTGTGCCTGCACCACCAGTCAGTGTTTTAACTGACAGCCATGGTAATGCAATTTTAAGTGGAACTGGTGTGCCGGTAACTACTCCCAACGTCAGTGACAAGACAGATGCAGCGCCAAACATCACTGCGCCTGTACCTAACACACTAGCAAATTTGCCTAATGCTATTGATAAACAGCCAGATCCCAGTAGAGCAGTGGGAACGCTGACCAAAGACGAAACCAAAGCATTTATGACAACTATTGGACAAGCAGAAAGCGGCGGCAACTATAACCTAATAGGCGGCATGGGAAATATAGGCAAATACCAAATGAGTGCATCTACTTTAGTAGATCAAAACTTTATCAGTAAGGACCTGTTTCAAAAGTATGGCGGCAGTAATGCAGTAATGGATAATCCAGCAGCATGGACCGGCGTTGAAGCAGCAGCAACAGGCATAACCAGTAAAGCAGCGTTTTTAAATGCACCAGGCGTGCAGGAAAGTGTGATGCAGTCAGTGACGGAAACAAATTATACTGAACTTGTGAGCAATGGCGCTATACGTGCAACCGATAGCAGTGAAATTACGGCGGGATCGTTAGCAGTAGCACACAAATTTGGCGCCGCCGGAGCATTTGCTACTCGTTATAGTGGTGGTACAACTGACGCTGCGGGTAATACCGGAAACACGTATTTTGCAATAGGTAAATACTCTATTAACAGCCTAACCAAGAACGGAAGCTTAGTATAATGGCAACATACAAAGGATTTGACACACAGAGCAACAGTCGCAGATTTAGACTAACTGACTTTGAGCTAATCAAACGTGATTTATTGAATCATTTTAATGTGCGTCGTGGCGAAAAACTTATGCGTCCAGGGTTTGGATGTAGTATTTGGACCTATTTGTTTGAACCCATGACGGAAACAACACGCCAACAAGTAATTGACGAAGTAAAAGCAGTGATTGACTATGATCCGCGAGTCAATGCTGACAAAATCACTATTACTAGCTATGAACAGGGTATACAAATTGAGTTAGAACTTAGCTTGGTGGGCACAAATCAAACCTCCAACATGGTTTTACGCTTTGATCAGAATCAAAGTGCGGTATTAAGCTATTAAACTACCGGTTAACAACACTAATAAATATCAGAATAGACAATAATTATGGCGCTAACAACACGACAAACCAACTTACTAGTAGCTGAGGACTGGACCAAAGTATATCAAAGTTTCAGAAATGCTGATTTCCAGGCCTACGACTACGAAACTTTGCGTAAAAGCATGATTGACTATCTGCGCCTATACTATCCCGAAGATTTTAACGATTTTATAGAAAGCAGCGAATATATTGCGCTTATAGATCTAATAGCATTTCTGGGTCAAAGTATTGCGTTCCGCGCAGATCTAAACGCTCGTGAAAACTTCATAGACACAGCAGAACGTCGTGACAGCATATTGAGATTGGCTAAACTAGTAAGTTATGTGCCACAACGCAACATCAATGCTGTGGGTCTACTTAAAATTGACACAGTAAGTACTACAGAAGCACTTACAGATAGTGATGGCGTAGATCTAACCAATGCAAATATATACTGGAACGACAACACTAATGCAAACTGGTACGAGCAATTCGTAACTATAATAAATTCCGCACTAATTTCCGGCCAAAGAATAGGTAATCCCGGCAATAGTCAATATCTAACTGGTATAAAAACCGATGAGTATGGCATCAACCTAGCAGCTGGCGGCAGCAACATTTACAAGTTTAAAAGCACAGTGCAGGGCGTGAGTATGAGTTTTGAGGCAGTAAGCGGCACTAGCATAGGACAAAACTACATATACGAAAGTAGCCCAGCCTATAGTTCAGTGTTTAACTTAATCGCTCGTAATGATAACTTAGGCAACGCAAGTAATAATACTGGATTCTTTGTTATGTTCAAACAGGGAACACTACAAAGCGATACTTTCAACTTAGCAGAAAGCTTGTCAAACAGAGTTTTGTCTGTAAGCTCAGACAATATAAACAATACAGATTACTGGTTATACCAATTAAGTAACAGTGGTAATCCTATTACAGAGTGGTTACCAGTGCCCAGTGTAAACGGCACAAACATAGCTTACAATCAAGTTAATGCTACAAATAGAGACATTTTTGAAGTAGGAACCCGCGCAAATGATCAAGTTGATTTAATTTTTGGTGATGGCACTTTTGCAAATATACCGCAGGGAAACTTCACATTCTATTACAGAACTAGTAATAATTTAGACTATAGAATTACTCCTGCCGAAGTAAACAACATTCAAATCAATATTCCCTATACTAGTAAGAGCAACAGGTCTGAAACGTTAACCTTAACCGTAAGCTTAAAATACACGGTAAGTAATGCTCGTGCTCGTGAAACATTGGCCAGTATTAAAACTAATGCACCGCAGCAGTACTACACACAAAATCGCATGGTAAATGGCGAAGACTACAACATTCTGCCATTTACCAAGTTTAGTAATTTAGTAAAAGTCAAAGCGGTAAACAGAACCAGTAGCGGAATTAGTAGATTCTTAGATGTATTGGACACTACCGGCAAGTACAGCAGCACAAACATATTTTGTCAGGATGGAATTTTGTCCAAAGCTGACACATTCAAGACTTTTACCTTTGAATGGACCACAGTTAGTGACATTCAACAGGCCATAGAAACTAAGATATTGCCGGTAATAGAAAGTCAAAGCATGAAGAATTTCTATTACTACTATTTTAACAGATACGCACTTACCAATACTTTTTGGACAGCAGTTACCTTGGGTAATAACAGTTCTACGGGATATTTCCAATCAGGAGGTATACCATGGCAAATAGGTAATACTGTGACTGGTAGCAGAGCGCAACTAATACCAGGCGCTATTATTAAATTTTATGCAGGATCTGGCAAGTACTTTGACGCCAATCACGTTATTCAAAATGGCACACCCAGTGCAGAAAATGAATCTCAATACTTGTATAGTGCAGTTCGCACAGTTGACAAGGACGGAACATATACCACTGAGGAATTGAACACTTATGGCGTAGGTCCTGTGGCACTGAGCGACATTGTGCCTTCAGATGCAGAAGCCGTGGAAGTCATATCTGATTTTGCGGATTCTCTGACTAGTGCAGTACGTCAAAGTATTGTGGACAATGTTGAACAAAATAAAAACTTTGGCTTGGGTTATGATACTACCGATCATATTTGGTATGTAATTTCAGCATCTAATCTAAACACCGCCGAAACGTTCAGTGAAACTTACCGAATGGACACAACTAACAGCCATCTTGATAATAGTTGGATTTTAACTTTTACAACTAGTGGCACTAGCCATGTTTATACGGTCAAATATCGTGGTATGGACTATTACTTTGAAAGCGAATTAGAAACTAGATTCTATTTTGACAAAACACAACGTAGTTATGATGCCAAAGTGGGCACAGTGGTCAAAGACAATATCAAAATACTAAAAGTAAATAACAAACCAGATTCTAGTTTGCCGCTGGTTACCCCGGTCACTGTAGAAATCAATGATAATGTGATTGGTCAAGATGGTTATGTTAATAATGAAATAGTCAAAGTTACATTTGCCGATCCTGACAATGATGGTCTCCCAAATAATCCAGATTTCTTTCAAACCATTGTTGATCCAACAACAAATCCTGATAGTAAAAAAGTCTACTACGAAATTTTATCTTCGGGCGATTATGCACCCATAGCTTCCACTGACATTGTATTAACCTATGCAACATTGGCGGCTATACAAGCTAACAAAACCAAATACGTAGATGGCACACTGTTTTATGCTAGTACTGATGACAAATTTTATACTCTAAGCGTAAACGGTTCAGTTCGCACCGTGTCGCAAGTTACCAATTATGCTTACAGAACTGGCAGACAAAACATTTATTTTCAATATAGACACAATAGTCCAAACAACAGACGTATTGACCCTGCCCCAAACAATATAATTGATCTTTATTTGTTGACGAAAACTTATAGCGATGATTATTATGCGTGGTTAGCCGATGTGACTGGTTCGGTAATGGAACCAGAAGAACCCAGTAGTGAAGATTTGCGACTGAACTTTCAGGAATTAGAAAGCTACAAAATGATTAGTGACACCATCATTTACAATACTGCGAAGTTTAGACCTTTGTTTGGTACTAAAGCAGAAACAGCATTACAGGCCAAATTTAAAATCGTTAAAAACCCTATTACGAATATCAGTGACACTGAAATTAAAAGCCGTGTGTTAACTGCGTTGAATACGTATTTTAGCATAGACAACTGGGATTTTGGTGAGACTTTTTATTTTACTGAACTCAGCGCCTATCTGCACACTAGTTTAGCGACATATATCAGTAGTGTGATATTAGTACCGCAGGATGTGAATCAACAGTTTGGTGACTTATTCCAAGTAAATGCTAACATAGATGAGATCTTTGTAAATTCAGCAACGGCTGCTGATATTGAAATTATTTCTGCAATTACAGCAGCGCAACTTAATCAGGTTTAGAGATGCCAATTAGAACATTAAATTTGCTACCAAAAGTCTTTCAAACAGACCATAACAAGAAGTTTTTAAACGCGACGTTGGATCAGTTAACGACTGAACCTAATTTTGCACGTTTGAATGGGTATGTAGGTAAAAAAACTAGTCCGGCATTTATTCCTACAGACAATTATGTAATAGAGCCTGCGCTTAATAGACAGCAATATCAATTAGAGCCCAGTGTTGTGGTTAAAGAACCCAACAAGGATGCGTTCATTGCCAACTACAATGACATGGTCAATGCTGTTAATTTTGCTGGCGGTGATAATATTGACCACAACAAATTATTTGCAAACAAATACTACAGTTATGACGGTTTATTTGATTTTGATAAGTTAGTAAACTACAACCAATATTATTGGTTACCAAATGGTTTGGATCCTGTTGTAGTAAGCACAGGAGACATCGCCACAGCAGCACAGTATACCATAACTAGAGATTCTGTGGATGATGCTTATAAAATCACCGACTATGTCCAGCTAAATCCATTGTTGGTATTGGCACGAGGCGGTACATACACTTTTACAGTTAACCAAACATCGCAGTTCTATATTCAAGCTGCACCCGGGACTGCGGGCGAATACCCATTCCAAACTAATATTAGCGCAAGAGAAGTATACGGAGTTACTAACAATGGCGCAGATAATGGCACCGTGACCTTTGTAGTGCCGCAACGTAGTGCACAGGACTGGATACTGGATTTGCCAGAGCAGGACAGTGTTAACTATGCAACTACACTAAATTATGCACAAATCCAGGGCGCAAATTTTGACAGCTTCATTGAAACCTATGGTGGTATAGATGGAGTAAAAGATCTAAATAACAAAGTAATCGTATTTGTTAACCCCAGTAGCAATGATGCTGATTGGTATGATCCTTATACAGACTCAATTATACCAACGGCAAAAAGAGCAAACACTTTCATTGTTAGAGTAGATACAACAGGCTCGGCGCCAACATTGCGTGTAGAGGAATATATTTTAGTTGGTGCAAACTATAAATTTAAAGTTTTGGGTGGAAATGATTATGGTTATAGATATTTCTATAAAGAACCGGTGCATCTACAACTTGAACTATTGCCACCAGTTACAGCAAATATAGATACACTGTACTATCAGGACAGCACCAACACAAACATGTTGGGTCTTATCAAACTAATTGATACGCAAATTGATACGCCTATCAATGTAGATACTGACATCGTTGGGCAAAAGAATTACACTAGCCCAAATAATGTTGTGTTCACAAACGGATTACGTGTGCAATTTGACACTACAGCAACTCCGCCCAGTTATCAACTAAAAGAATATTATGTGGAGGGCGTGGGAGATGCAATACGTTTGGTTCCAGTCTCTGAATTAATTGTACCGGAAACTTGGATTCCCAGTGCTGCTGTGCCCTGGGATAGTAATAAATGGGATAGCCAGCCCTGGGATCCTAATGTTAGTTTAGGACCCACACAACCAGATTACTTTACCATTAATAGAGCTAGCCGTGATAGAAACTCATGGAGCAGAACCAACCGTTGGTTCCACATTGATGTTATTAATGCAGTAGCCGAATACAATAATTACACGCCAACTATTGATAAAAATGCTAATGCAAAACGACCCATTATAGAATTTAACTATGATGTTCAACTTTACAATAGTGGCAGTGTATTCAAACAAGCTATAAATGCATTTGATACGGTAACTACGGATGCATTCAGTCATGTTGAGGGCAGCAGTGGATACGTGATAGATGGCGTAACATTGACAAATGGTATGTTCGTAGTTTTTGCGGCTGAGACTGATGAAAATGTAAGAAACAAAGTGTATAAGGTTAACATTGTTGATCCCAGTGGTGATGGCAGTTCTATTACACATTTAACCCTAGTTGAACATGCGCAAGTATTGGCAAATGAAGGGTTATTAATACGTCAGGGTACAAACTATCAAGGAAAAATGGTTTGGTTCGATGGCACGGCCTGGCACACGGCACAACAAAAGTTAGGAGTCAATCAGTCGCCATTGTTTGATGTATTTGACGACAGCGGAATAAGCTACAGTGATACTAGTAAATATCCTTCAACCACATTTGCCGGCAATAAGATATTCAGCTATAGGCCCGGTAATGGCAAAAACGACATTAATTTAGGATTGGCACTAACTTATAAGTCTATTGCAAATATTGGTGACATAGTTTTTGATAACAATCTTGACGCAGAAAGTTTTGCGTATACCTTAGATAATACAGTAAAAACCATACAACTATTTGATGGCAAACTGCATGTAAATAATTCTTTGACCAATTATACGCAAAAAACAGTTTGGACACCGGTCTTTGAGGATAGTAAACAGTTCCAGCATTTGGAATATCTAGCTGAACAAGGACAAACAGAATTTTTGGTGTATAGTTTTGGCGATCCCAGTAATTATGTAAACAACTTTAAACTTTTTGTCAATAACAAGTTTGTTAACTCAGATAATTATGTATTTGAAACTATTCATGACAGAGCTTATATAATTCTAACCAGTGCTCTTAGTTTGAACGACAAAGTGGATATTTTTGTTTACGCAAGTACACAAACAATACCAAATGCTTATTACGAAATTCCTAAAAACTTAGAAGTAAATGCGTTAAATGCGGTGGCATCAACATTTACACTGGGACAACTACGTAGACACATTGGGCAAATCTATCAAAACAGCAAACAAGTAACAGGTTCGTACCTTGGCAGCAGTAACTTACGTGACTTGCCTAAAATTAAAGACATAGGTGGCACCTTGCTGCAACATAGTGCAAGTGTGGTACCGGCTGCGCTATTCATGACGCATCCTGACGCTAACCTAGTTGACGCCATAAACAATGCTGCTAGAGAATATACCCGATTTAAGAATAAGGTACTGGACCAAGCATTAAAATTGGACCTGACAAAATCTTTAACTGTGTCGCAAATGTTGGATGAAATATTAGGCACAATAAACGCGGTCAAAACCAAGGACTTTGCATGGTATTATAGTGATATGCTGGCTTATGGTGAGGACAGCGTTGAGAATGTAACAACTATCACCATTGAAAATGATGCGCAGTTAGAGTATGACCTATATACTAAATTTGACTTAACGCAGCCCAGCCGTCGTGGAGTTTGTGTTTATGTAAATGACAATCAATTAGTACATGGAATTGACTATACGTTTTTAACAATTAGACCTGCGATCGCATTGACGGCCGGTACCATTGCAACTTATGATGTCCTTAAAATTGTCGAATATAATACAACTAACGGCTCATATATACCAGAAACTCCAACTAAACTAGGACTATGGCCCAGCAAAAGCCCAAGATTATACACAGATGACACATTTGTTACGGAAACTCTATGCATTGAAGGTCATGATGGAAGTATTATACCTGCATTTGGTGATTTCCGCGATGACATTTTGTTAGAGTTTGAAAAACGTATCTATAACAATTTGAAAGTTCAGTGGAATTTAAACAAGTTATCAGTATTTGATGTAAAATCTGGTGCTTTCAGAACAACTGATTACAGCAGAGATCAATACAACAATATATTGTCGCAATTTTTCAATGCTTGGGCTAGCAAGTATGGACTAGATTATACTACAAACGACACATTCCTAAGTAACAACAGTTTTACATGGAATTATAAGAAGCTAAGTGATCGTGTGTTTGGAGAACTGTTACAGGGTGGTTGGCGCGCAATATTTGATCATTTCTATGATACCATGCGTCCACATACGCATCCTTGGGAAATGTTGGGCTTTGATCAAAAACCCAGCTGGTGGCAACAGCGTTATGGCGCCGAACCCTATACAAGTGGTAACTTAGTTTTGTGGGAAGATTTGAGAGATGGCAGAATATTTACTGGCGAACGTGCTGGCATAGATGCAAGATTTGCAAGACCAGATCTGCTAGATATCATACCCACGGATGAATATGGTGAATTAAGACCGCCAGTTGAAATTTTTGTAAAAGCATTTGACAGCAGAAAAACAAAAATAAGTTGGGCATTTGGTGACATTGGCCCAGTAGAAGCTGCATGGCGTCGCAGTAGTGAATTTGCATTTGCTAGCCAAGCGGCTATGTCCGTGGCTAAACCCGCAAAATATTTTGGGCTATTTATTGATAACGACAAATACTTGTATGATGCCGCTATTAATGAATTCACATTTAATGGTCTGAACCGACGTTTACAGGTTTCTGACTACGTATTGAATAGTGAAACTGTAGATACTGAAATTGTATCCAAGGCCAGTTACGTTAATTGGATTATAGATAGACTAAACGGCCAGGGTGTCAATGGCGTTGATAGAATAAGATCTTTGATCGACAATTTAACAGTAAATTTAACCTATGCATTTGCTGGATATACTGGCCCAGCAATGTTGAATTCTTTTGCAGAACAGGCTAGCCCTAACAGTGTGGGTAAAAGTATTTTAGTGCCGGAAGAGAATCAATCAATAGTAATTAAAAAATCTGTGCCCTTATTGAAAATTGTTTATAGTGCAGTAATTATAGAGCGTACAGGAACTGGGTTTAAAGTACAGGGTTACGATATAGCTGAACCTTATTTTACTATTATACCTAGCCTGGCTAATAGTAACAGCACTACAATAACGGTCATGGGCAATACTGCTACGGTTTACAACGACTATGATGCAGTAAAAACTACAATTCCTTATGGCACAGAGTTTGTTAATAAACAACAAGTCGTAGATTTCCTAATCAGCTACAACAGATATTTGGTTTCGCAAGGCATACGTTTTAATGAATACGAAGGTGACTTGGGTGCAAATAGAGACTTTATACTATCGGCCCAAGAATTTTTAAACTGGAGCCAACAGGGTTGGGATAGTCAAACAGTAATAGTATTAAACCCATTGGCTAATAAAGTATTTTTGACTAGGCCCGGATATGTAGTAGATGAAATAAACGGCAGTCAAGTAGGTGCTAGCCGTGTGTTAGATCAGAACTTTAACTACCTACGTGATGATCAGTTTAATGTAGTACGCATCAACAACAGTTTTACAATAAATGCTGTCAATAGCAATTTGGCCTTAGTTGAAATGAATTTAGTTCAATATGAACATGCCATTGTTTACGATAACAGGACGATTTTCAATGACGTTATTTACGAACCAGAAACTGGTAATAGACAGTTACGCATCAAACTGGTAGGATACAAAACTAGAGAGTGGGACGGTTCAGTTTATGCGCCGGGATTTATTTACAACAGTACCAATGTTGACGTATGGACTGCTGGTGTTGACTACAAAGCTGGTGCGTTGGTAGAATATAAGAATCAATATTATACTGCACTAATGGATGTAGCAGCAGAAACTGTGTTTGAGTTTAATAAGTGGCAGATAATAGACAAAAATAGGATTAAGACGGGATTGCTGCCTAATTTCAGCAATCTAGCTGGTCGTAGTGAACGCTTTTATGACATAACAAATGCTAACTTTGAAAGCAGTATAGACCTATACAGTAAAGGTTTGATAGGATTTAGACCGCGCAGTTACTTAACAGAACTAGGCATTGATGACATTAGCCAAGTTAAGTTTTACCAAGGATATATTAGGGAAAAAGGTACCAACAGTGCGTTGAATGCGCTATTGGGCGGTAAGTTTGATAGATTTACTACCGAAATAGACGCTTATGAGAACTGGGCTATTAGAGTTGGAGAATTTGGTGCAATAGACAGCACTCAGGTATTGGAACTTGTTCTAACAGAAAATAATTTTGCGGCTAATCCCAGTTTCCTATCATTATTAAATGATGGTGATACTGCTGAATCTGGGACAACAGGTTACAGCCCAAATGCGGTTGGTGATGGTAAGATTGTAATTGTTCCTAAGAATTACACCAAAAATCTGTTTTTAACAACTACGGACAAGTTAAACGTTGAGGAAGAATTGCGTACAGCTGGCTATTTGAAAACAACACACGCCGATACTTTCATATTTGATCTTACTAATATCAACGCTGATAGCCCCGCTACATTAATAGATCCTATTGGGTCTGGGCACAAAATTTGGGTAGCAAAAAAGAATAATAAGGACTGGACACTACTTAGAGCAGAACAAACGCAAGTTCAAGTTATTAACATAACTAATGCGTTAGACAACACATTGGCAGTAAAAACAAGCGATAGGCATAATCTTGCTATAAACGATTACATTGTTATTAAGAACTTTGACATAAACTTTAACTTTATCTATCGCGTCAAAGAAATACTAGATCTTAAAACCTTCAAAGTTGATGCTAATACAACATTAACTTCTAATCTTTCTGGGTTCAACAGTTTAGATGGTACTGGTGTCTTGTACAAGTTAAGTACTGTTCGTTTCGACACCGTCTCTGACTGGGCTGCATACACCCCAAGAGAAGGTTGGCAAACTGATGATGTTGCAGCCATAGATCACTGGGGACCAAACTATGTGGACTGGGCAGTATTTAAAAAACGCGATATCTGGAGCAAAAACCAAACGTTAGATGCTTGGGATGCTAGCACCAATCAAAACTACGGTTCTAGTGTTGCCTTTGTGAACACAGGTGATTATATGCTTGTGGGCGCACCAGCAGAAGGCACCGGTAAAGTGTTTGTTTACATCAAAGATAGTAATGGCCAATATCAACATTTAACATCTATTACACAAAGCACAGCCAACTTGTCCGGCTTTGGTACGACATTAATCGGCAGTAATGCAGATTATTTTGCAGTAGGTTGCCCAACCAGTGACACTAACACTGGATTTGTTTACATATACAAGATCAACACTAGTTTAGGAACAGTGTCTTTGGTGGGTTCTGTAAAGACCGGGCCCAGCACAGGTTCTTATTTAGGACAAAGTTTAAGCTTTAGTAAAGATGGCTTGTGGCTGTATGTGGGCGCACCTGGTGTTAACCGAGTTTATATTTGGGGCCGCAGCTCAACGACATTTTATCAGGTTGGAACTTATATAACACCTGCTGATATAGGTGCTGGTGATCAATTTGGTTATAGCGTAAGTTGTAGCACCGATGGCGCACAAGTCTTAGTTGGGGCACCATTTAATGACACTGGTAGCACAGACGCCGGTGCGGTCTACATTTATGACAGAAGCATAGAATCATTTGTGGGAGATGGATCCACTACTGTTTACACTTTATTGCGCAGCCCTGATACCAATATTAAACTATCAACGGTTGAAGATGTAGTTCAAACAGGCGAGACTTACACTGGCAGCGGTAACAAAACAGTAACGTTCTCAACAGCGCCCGGTAACGGTAGTTTGATAAAAATTGCTTCAAACAATTTCCAATTGTTAAAGAAATTAACCACGCCCGTCACACAGTCGCAACAGCAGTTTGGTACTAGTACTGTATTATGTCCTTTTGATTGTACCGCTTATGTAGGTGCACCTTTAGTCGACAGCGCCAGTAGCGTACAAAATGCTGGTGCGGTGTATAGATATACCAACATGGGACGTTTGTATGGTAAAGCTACAGGAACAGTCACTAACCCCGCAGTAACCATAGGTCATGGTATACGAATAAATGACTTTGACGTTGTGTTTACTGGCACAAGTTTAACCAGTGTTGTCAACGATATTAATAACAAAGCTATTCCAGGTATTGCGGCCAGCGCAGTTAATAATCAATTGTATATTGAATGCGATATTGTTTTAGTGGCAGACAAGTTAAGAATATTGCCAGGATCAGGAACAGCACTAACAGATCTTGGATTAGATATATTTAAAAATACTCAAACTATAAGTAATCCTAATCCTATCGCTGATGATCAGTTTGGTACAGTCTTAGCTATAAGTGATGATGCGTTGAAGTTGGCGATTGGCAGTGCATTGGAAACGTCTATAGAAACTACTAGCTTTGACGGTAACACTACTACATTTGATTTAGACAGTTTAAAGTTCATAGATCAAGTTGGTCAAAGTGGTGCAGTGCTGGTGTACGAATATGTCAGCGATAGAATTGATAATGACAGCTCTCCAGGTTCTTTTATATTAGATCGTTATTTAGAACCGGGCAATCTGCAGTTAGCTAATAAATTTGGCAGCAGTGTGGCTATGAATGGCAGTTATATTGCAGTAGGTGCAACAGGCGACGACAAGTTTGGCAGTAATTATGGTGCCATGTATGTGTTCGCCGCAGCTGAATCCACTGCATGGTATGTAGATGGGCAAGCTGTGCCCCGGGTCAACACCGACGCAATCAATAGGCTGTTCCTATATGACAGCGTTACACATACCAAACTAGTTGATCTGGAATTAATCGACCCTATCAAAGTCAAAGTACCAGGTAATGCTATAAGTCAAATAGATTTTGTAGAAGATTTAGATCCTGCCGTATATGGAGATACAGCAGCTAGTATCAATGAAATCTGGGGCAGTATGCAAGTAGGTAAGGTATGGTGGAATACCGACAAAGTTCGTTACTTAGACTATGAGCAGGGAGATTTTCAGTATCGCAGCACACATTGGGGCGATACTTTCCCAGGCAGCGAAATTGAAATCTGTGAGTGGACACGCAGTTCAGTGCTACCCAGCTCATATGTGGCCGTAAATGGCAATAACTTTGACGGCTATCCAGTATTTGGTGATGCGCGAGTAGTAACTGAAACAAGAACTGATGCAGCAACTGGTTTAACAATGACCAATTACTACTATTGGGTACGCAGGAAAACTACCGTTAATACTAATAGTGGCAGAACTCTTACTATTTCTGCAGTTGAAGATTTAATAACAGACCCTAAAGCTCAAGGACTAGCCTATGCTGTGGTGTTGTCAGATAACAGCATTGGTCTATACAACACAGCAACTTATTTAAACGCAAGCAATACCTTGCTACATGTGGACTATGATGTACAACTTAACACCGACGTTATACATGCAGAATATGACCTAGTACAGGAAAATAATCCACGCAGCCGCCCAGCAGACTCCCTGCTGAGTAAATTAATCGATAGTTTGTCTGGGCAAGATGCCATGGGTAAAGAAGTGCCGGATACTAATCTGTATGGTACATTAAAATACGGAATAGAGAACAGGCCACGCCAGGGAATGTTTGTTAATCGTTTGACGGCATTGAAAGTCATGCTGTTAAAGGTAAATGAGATCTTTAGTTCATACAAACTGGTAGAAATATATGACACAGATAGGCTAAAAATAGCTGAACCTGCACCTAGTGCAGTAAGTGGGGCATGGGACGAGTCTGTGGCAAACTTAACTGAACTAAGTTACATCAATACCGCAACACTATCTCCTGGTTATAAAGTTCTGGTGGAAAATGACAGCAACTATTACAACGGTTGGTCAATCCATACCTACAGCGGGGGATGGTCGGTAACCAGTCATCAGTCTTACAATTTAAATAGATTCTGGCAATATGTTAACTATGTGGCCAGCAGCTACGATGCATCTAAGCTGCCTAAATACACTGTAGAAAACAAATATGATCTGCTTAAAAATCAATATGTGTTGAATGACACAGTAAAGATCATGGACAATGGATCCGGCAGATACGAGATCATCAAATATGTAAACGATGACACTGGCAATTTAATTACTGAAACCCTAGTTTTAGAAAACGGTACAGTAAACTTTACCAATGAACTTTATACTCAAGCTTTAGTAAATGACGGCAGTACACTAAGCCAAACTTACAGTAAAGAGCTGCGTAATTTGTTTGAACTTTTGTTTAACGATCTATTCACAAATGAATTAGAAAAACATGTAAACGAATTGTTCTTTGTGGCTATACGATATATTCTACGCGAGCAGAAGAATGTGGATTGGCTGTTTAAGACCAGCTTAATAGACATCAAACACTACTTTAGAAAGCTGGAACAGCAAAGTGTTTATTTAAAAGACAATCAAACATTCTTACTAGATTACATCACAGAAACCAAACCCTATCATACTAAAATACGTGAATACTTAATCAACTATACTGGATTAGATGATTGGGGTGGAGATCCTTCTGACTTTGATTTGCCTGCTTATTATGACGGTGATTTATCTGTATTTAGAAGTCCCAGCGGAGAAAAATCTACAGATGCTAACAAACTAGAAACAGATTTGCATTATAGAATGTGGAATCTTAACCATGGGTATGGTGTTGACAGTGTAATGATAGAAAACGCAGGTGTGAATTACCTTGTAGCACCAGATATCAATATCATTGCTGCGACGGGAGACACGGGTAGTGGTGCCAAAGCTTATGCATTGGTAAGCGGTGGCAAATTACGTGAAATTATTGTGACAGATCCTGGCAAAAATTATATAAAGACACCTACTGTAGAAGTTATTGCACATGATTTGGGCACTGGTGGTAAACTGTATGCTCAGTTGGGTAACAAAACCATTAGGAAATGGAACACTACTATACGCTTTGATCGTTATACCTATGGCACCGCAGTTCTTACTTGGGCAGCAAGTACATATTACCTACAGGGTCAATACATAGCACATAATCATGTTTTGTATAAAGTAGAAGTAGCTGACGGTAGCAGTGCAGGCTTTACCAGTAGCACAACTTTTGACACCGATAACTTGGTGAAAATTTCTAATCAAGATTTGGCTGCTTTGATGGATGGCGACTTTGGCAGTGCTAATGACAGGATAACTGCATACTACCAGCCTCGTGATGGCATGCCGGGACAGGATCTTGCTCAGGTACAAACTGGTATTGATTATCCTGGCGTGATAGTGGATGCACAAAACTTTACCGATTTGCCAACCAACTATCCTACAATTGCCAGCGGATTAGATGACACAGTTATTACTAGCCAGTTTACAGATACGGATTTAGGCACTAGGGCAGAGGATATTCTAGTTGATGGTAAAGCATTTATAGACGTTTACTCCAGTCATGCACCACAAGAATTAATTCCCGGTAGAATGTATGACACGCTGAATATGCAAGTGCATACAGTGCCGCGTACTGATTACAATTATATAATAAAAACGTGGGCCGCTTACAGCTATTACGCCAAAGGTGATTACATAAAATACGGTACACAGTTATATCAAGCTCTGTTTGCATATACAACTGGTGCTGCATTTTCAATATATGGGCCAGATGGCAGCACTATTGCATTAACAGCTCGCGATCCATTAACTGCTGGAGCCGGCCCAGAAATAACTAACCTAAGCCTAACTGCTGACGGAACTACCACACAATTCAGTTTCCGTGAGGTTGGACACAGTGATGACGTATTGTTTGTATATACAAAAAATCGCGGATTGCAAAAAGAGAATACTGATTTTACAGTTAATTACAATGATAAATCAATTAATTTTGCTATCGCACCATTGGCTAACGAAACAGTGTTTATATCAGTACAAAGTCATGGTGGTAACTTCTTGTTGTATGATAAGACTTACCAAATCCTAGCAGCTACGACACAAATACTTTTGCCAACTTATGACAACTTGGTACAGGATCTACTAGTTTTTGTTAACGGTCAACGTGTATTTGAAGGCACAGCATCAAATCAGTTCACACATGCAGTAAGCAACAATCTGTACAATATACAATTTAACACGGCATTAGTGTCTGGTGACTATGTGCATGTTTATGTCTACAGTCAGCCACAAACTTATAGAGAAATACACAATACATACCAAAGCTTTGACACGCTGCCATCAGTTAGCTATCCAACTGACTATACAATAACCTTAGACAGACCACTGAAAACCAGTGGGCCCTATCATGCCAATATTATAGTGTTAGTTAATAACAACAGACTGCGTACACCAGAAAATACATATTTGACTGGCGATGGCAGCACTATAACATTTACGCCCAACTATGTAGCAGACATTAATGGTGCCACAGTGGACGGAAACGACATAGAAGTATACGTAAATGGACAGCGTAAAACTTTTGGTGCCGATTATACATTGACCGCGCTAGACGGCAGTACCTTACGTTCTGTTATTTTTAATACTGCACCTGCCATGGGCGATGTTGTGGTGTTAAGTGAGACAACAGGTGCACAATTCAGTATGATAGATGCACAAACTATATTGATAGCAGCTAGTGTGGCATTGACTCCAAATAGTAAAGTTCGCATTATTAGCTATGCAGATCATGACACCAGTTTAATTAAGACTAAAGTATATTCCGGTGCCGGCGCAGCTACTATCAGTATACCACACGGGTTCGATACAATAGGATTTGATAGTGAGGATTCAGGATTCGATTCATCCTCATCCTTGATCATCACTACCAACAAATATCCATTGCAATACACGCATACTAACACAAATTATGTGCTAGTTTATCAAAACGGACAGTTTTTGCAGCCCAATACAGATTGGGATTTGGCTGATAGCGGTTCTCAAGTTGAAATTCATAGAAACATTAGTGCAAGTGACATAATCATAATCACAGAATTTACTGAAAACAGTCAGGGCGGCTTAACCAGCTTTAGGATCTTTAAGAACTTACTGGATCAAACTAATTACTATGCTATCAACTATTCTGACAGTACTAAATTGTCAGCTGATTTGGGTATTTTTGACACAGAAATCAGTGTGCAAAATGCCGCAGCATTGCCCGCACCCAGCACTGCCTATGCTAAACCCGGTGTTGTATTCATAAATGGAGAACGCATAGCTTATTGGGAACGGGACACAGTAAACAACAAGCTGGGACGTATTATACGTGCTACCGGTGGTACTGGTGCGCCACAAGTACATGCTGCGGGGTCAGATTTGGTTAGTGCAGGCAAAAACCAGGAAATTACTAGCCTATACGACAACAGTATTGTAGCAAAATGGCAACCGCTTACTCAGTTTAAACAGGATACCTATGTATTATTTGAGGGCAGCATTTATCAAGTTGCTACTACTTTCACTAGTGGAGCCTCATTTACAACAGCCAATTTAACTTATCGTGCGCAATTTAGAGATACGGTATGGTATGATATGAATAACAAAACCTTGAGTTTAGTGGAAGCAGATACTACTCAAGCAGTATTTTTAAGACAAAAAGCGGGCTTTATTCCAACATAAATATGACTATGAATCAGGACGAAAACATGACTTTACAAACTCAAACCAATAATCCCAAGCCGGACGACATGGGATCAGTGCTATTGCAGGGGCATATTAAGATATTTGATCCTGAAACCCAAGAAGTCTTTGTGGACAAGTCCAATGCAATACATTATGAAAATTTTAGTCAAGCGTTAGCCCTAAGTGTGGGCAATAAAGCTACAGGATTTATACACGAAATGCACTTTGGTAATGGCGGCACCAGCGTAGATGCCACTGGTATTATTACATACTTGCCGCCCAATACAACAGGTGCCAACAGTCAATTATACAATCCCACTTATTATAAAGTTGTAGATGACAACAGCAATTTGAATACGGATCCGGTGCGTAACAATATAACGATACGACATATAGCTGGTAAGCTATACACTGATATACTAATTACATGTTTGTTGGATTATGGGGAACCCAGTGGACAAGCGGCATTTGACAATGCTACTGACTTAAACAGTGATTATGTGTTTGATGAATTGGGTCTAAAGTCCTGGGAGGGCACCGAAGTTGGCGTAGGTAACGGCAAATTACTAACCCATGTTGTTTTCCACCCAGTGCAAAAAAGTCTAAACAGATTAATTCAAATTGAATATACGATTAGAGTTCAAACGCTAACGAATTTGACCACTGCAGGATAAACTATGCCATATACCATTAATAAAAGTAACGGAAATGTACAAACGGTTATAGCCGATGGTGATGTGGATACTACCACTAGTTTAAGTTTACTGGGTAAAAATTTTGCAGCATATGGTGACGAAATCGCCACAAATTTTTTGCACATGTTGGAAAATTTTAGCAATACTGCTGCACCCAGTAATCCCATAAAAGGGCAACTTTGGTACAAATCCGATACTAATTCATTGCGTGTATATACTGGCACAAATTGGCAAGACTTGGCCAAGATGACGGTAAGTGGTTCGCAGCCAGGAACTGGTACAAATGGTGATTTATGGTGGGATAATCTAAATTTTCAATTGTATGGTTACAATGGCACAGGTTGGACATTAGTAGGACCAGCTGCACCCGGAGCGTTAGGCAAAACTGGTCAATTTGCCTATTCGGTACCAGATTACGGAGTAGTACCTGCTGCTAATCACACTATCATTAAGGAATATATAGGCGGTAATTTAGTAGCGGTATATAGCAAAGATCCAGTAGCTTGGCAACCAAACTATGGCAATGTAAATGCAGCAGACATGATAACTGGGTTTAGTTTAGTACAGCCCGGTATTAATCTAGCTACAGACATAGGCAATATTCAGTTTAATGGTACCGCAGCAAATGCATCAAAGTTTGGTAGTTTACTCACCACCGACTTTTTGAGAGCAAATATAGCAGCAACAACTACCGGCACACTTACAGTGCAAACAGATGCGGGATTCGTAGTTGGTGCCGGTAATGATTTATTATTAGATATTACCAGCGGACAGGATGTAAGAATAAAAAATCAAACAACCAATGGACATATGGCGTTGTCTGTTACAGGAACTGGTAATTTATCCCTGTTGGTTGGAACTGGACAAATATTAGCTCCTTCAGGTTATACAGTGACGGATACGTGGAGTTTAGCCACCAAGTCATATGTTGATAGTGCGGTAATTGCAGCAAATACCAGTGTAGGTAATTTAGTTCTGTATAAAGACGGTACAAATTATATTGAGGGCAATATTGCCGCTGCCAATGGTAATACAAATACATTCACGTTAGGTACTAGTAGTGCTACGTTTAAAAACATTTATTCTACCAGTTTTACAGGTAATTTAAGCGGCAATGTTAGCGGCGCAACGACTACACTTACTGGTAATTTAACCGCAGCTAATGTAACAGCCAATAATGCCGTTACTGCTTCAACTTTAACGGTCAATGGTGCAACATCAGTTGGTGGACACATAAATCCCACCATAACCGGAATTTATGATATAGGTAATATTGGTGCATTTAGAAATGTCAATGCAAGTAACGTAAATGTTACCACGGTCACTGCTACTACATTAAATGGCAGCGTAGGTAATATAACAACGATTAATAGCACTACATCTACTGTTACTACATTAAATGGCAGCGTAGGTAATATAACAACGATCAATAGCACTACGGCCAATTTAACCACGGTTAATAGCACAACAGTTAATTCAAATTCAGCAAACTTAATAAACGCAACATTAACTGGCAATTTGAGACTCAATGGTTCTAGTTTGGGATATGTGGGATTTAAGGCGCCGGCATCGTCAACCGCAAACGTAACTTACACGCTTCCTAATACGGATGGTTCTAATGGACAACTTTTGTCAACAGATGGCAGTGGATCGTTAGGCTGGGTGACTGGTTCGGGTGTTCGAGCCTCTGTGTTTACCACTGTTGGTACGTCGTCGTTTGTAGTGCCTGCGGGTGTAACAAGAGTAAAAGTTACAGTCGTGGGTGGCGGTGGTGGCGGGACTTGGTGGAACAACAACAATTCTTTATCTGGTGGTACTGGCGGTACTTCATCCTTTGGCGCATATTGTTCAGCCACTGGAGGCTCAGGTACTTTCGGTACTGGTTCCGGCGGTATAGCAACTGGTGGGGATATCAATTTAAATGGGCAAACTGTTATTGCTTCGGGTACAAGTTATGGGTTCGCCACGTTTGCTGTGGGTAGCCAGGGCGGCATGGGAGGATTTACGCCAATCTTTGGCACTACCTATGGAGCCGGCGGCAATAGTATAGGCCCAGCAGTATATGGGGGTAATGACTCAACGGTGTTGCCAAATGGAGGAGGAAGTGGTGCAGTTGCCATTAAGTGGATCAGCAACCTGACACCAAACTCTAGTATTTCAGTAACTGTTGGGGGCGGTGGCGCGGCATCTTTTACTCCTGCGCTTCCCGGAAATCCTGGAATAGTTATTGTGGAATACTAAAAGATTTAGCAAGGTTAAAACGATAGACGTTTCGATAAATACTTTGAATAAAAAGGATTAGCAACAATGAGTTATACTATTACAAAAACAGCGGGTGGAACCGTAGCCACTGTAACTGATGGCAGCCTAGATACTACTACGCTAGATATCGCGCTGATTGGTAAAAATTACACGAGTTATGGACAAAGTTTAAATGAAAACTTTGTCAAAATGCTGGAAAATTTTGCAAATACCACACAACCCAGTAAACCTATGACAGGTCAGTTTTGGTATGACTCTGGCAACAAACTACCTAAAGTTTACACAGGTACAGCGTGGAAAAACATTGGCAGCGCCACAGCAGATGGATCAGCCCCAACAGGCGCAAACGTAGGTGATTTATGGTACGACACTACCAATAAACAACTTAAAACATATAATGGATCTGGCTGGGATCTAATAGGACCTGACTGGACCGGTGATTTGGGACTATATTCTGCTGGTTATAGATTTGGTCAGGAAGTAGCTAAGGTATCTGACGGTGTAACAACACATGCAGTGGTTAACATTAATGCTGGCGGTCAAGTAGTAGCTATTTTCAGTGGAGATGCCGCATTTACTCCCAGCCCAGCGATCACTGGCTTTGCAACAATACAGCCTGGTCTCAACCTAAACAGCACTCTTAATGCTAAAGTTGCAAACGCTGATTTATTGGATGGATTAGACAGTACGCAATTTATGCGATCTGATACTAATACAGGTACAAGCGGAAATTTAGCAATCACTAATGCTACAGCAAGTACAAGCTCTAGCACAGGTGCACTAAAAGTTTCTGGCGGTGCTGGTATAGTCGGCAACGTTTATGCTGGTGGCAATATTGTTGCAACCGGCAACTTGACTGGAACTAATATTTCTGGAACATTGAGCACCGCAGCGCAACCTAACGTCACTAGCGTTGGTACGTTGACAGGTCTTACCGTTAGCGGAACCGCCACTGCAACCACACTAGCGGGAACATTAAGTACCGCAGCGCAGCCAAACGTTACTAGCCTGGGTACACTAACTTCGCTCACAGTAACCGGTAACGTAGCAGCTGGTAATTTAAGTGGTACAAGTATTGTTGGTACGCTTACAACTGCGGCGCAGACAAATATTACAAGTCTAGGAACACTATCATCCTTGACAGTATCGGGCAACATAGCTTCTGGAAATTTAAGTGCGGGTATAGTAACTTCTGCTTCTGGTACGTTGACATTAACTCCTGCAACCACATTGCAAATTACAAAGAGCACCAGCATTACTGATACCACAGATGCAGCTAGTTTATCAACAGGTGCATTAGTAGTTTCGGGAGGTGTAGCGGTTCAGGGTAAATTACGTGCTAATATTGGTTTGTATACAGATAACTTATATTATGCAAATGGTGTTGCTTATGGATCCAGTAGCGGCACAGTTAATAGTGGTACTGCAAATAGACTAGCATATTATGTTTCTACTGGTGCAGCAGTATCACAGACCCCTACCAATTTAACTTATGATGGTACAACATTGCGAGCAGGATACCTTGCAGCAAATGTGGGTTACTCACCAACTTTAGCGTTGACTTATGGTTCCACGATTAACTGGAATACGGCTAATGGCCAAACCGCTCGTGTAACCTTAACAGGTAACGCGACTATGGCAACGCCAACTAATTTATTGGATGGCGGTTTCTACACAGTTATGGTGATACAGGATAGTACTGGCAATAGAACTTTAAGTTGGAGTGCAAATTATAAATGGATTGGCGGAAGTTCTCCTGACTTATCAACAACAGCAGGCGCGGTTGATTTCTTCAGTTTCTTTAGTGATGGTACATATATGTATGAGCAAGGTAGAGCACAGGAAGTAGCATAAGATGTTTAATGAGTCAGCTGGTGGCACAGAAAAATTAGAACAGTTTAAAGTTAAGAAATCGCTGCGATTTAGAAGTAGTAATCAGGGTTTCTTACAGAAAACTTTAATTGCTCCTGCGGCTGTGGGTGGATCTTTGGCCACTACATTTAATTTAACTATTAGTGCTGATACAAACAACTATGTGCTATATGATGCTGCTAAAACTGCCGGTTACGATGGTTATAGTCTTTGCACAGTAAATTTAACCATCAACAATAATATTAAAGTTGGTTCCACCAGTGTTTACTTACCGGCGTTAGATATACGCGGATTTCCAACTGGTTGCGCTATTACTGTTTTTGTAAACAGTGGTGCATATATTGTTGGCGCGGGTGGTACAGGTGGTGTAGGTGGATATCAGGGAATACTGGGCACTAACGGAACGCCTGGTGGTGACGCTATTTGGACCAACGGTTATGTGACTATTAGCAATAATGGTACAGTAGCTGGCGGTGGCGGTGGTGGCGGTGGTGGCGGTGGTGATATTGGTTGCAGCGGTCCATACTCAGTCAGTGCATATACTACAGGTGGTAGCGGTGGCGGCGGTGCAGGGCTTGTTGCCGGCACAGCGGGCCAAGGTGCTTATCCTGGAAGCAATGGTACACTAACAACTGGTGGACTTGGTTCTCCTGAAGGAACATATCAGTGTAACAACTATGGCGGTAACGGTGGTGATTTGGGTCAAGCAGGAACAAATGGTCAACAAAAATATGCAAGTGCGGGCTGGCCAATTGGGGGTTCTGGTGCGTATCTAGCAGGTTCCGGCGGTGCTGCTGGTAATTATGTAGTAGGCAGCAATTTTGTGACCTGGAGCGTAACTGGCACACGATTGGGAACAGCAGTAAGTGCAGCCAACAGTAAACGTTGGACTATGAGTTTTTGGTGTAAACGTGGAAAGTTAGGCACATCTGGTTTGCTTCAAGCTGGTGCGGATCCAAGCCCGTATTATGCGGGAGAAAATATATTTTTTGATGCAGATGATCACATTGATTGGGTAAACGTTGTTGGCGGCAATCCAAACAGTTATTACTTTTGGGTCAGAACCAGCGCACAATTCAGAGACCCCAGTGCTTGGTATCATATTGTAGCAGTTTGTGATATCACTAACGCGTCTGAATCAGAAAGATTAAAAATCTATGTAAATGGTGAGAGGCAAACTTTAGAATTTTACCCAGGATATGCGGGTTATGGTATCAATGCTAGTACGGTTTCGCGTTGGGGGAATACCAGTTATCCACAGAATATAGGCAAGGGATATGGTTATTACTTTGATGGTTACCTAGCAGAATTACATTTTGTTGATGGTGTCGCTCTAGCACCGACGTCCTTTGGAAGAACGGATTATAAAACTGGTGAATGGATACCTAGAAAATACATTGGTACCTATGGCACCTATGGTTACTATCTACCTTTTACTGATAATAGATATACTTATGTACAGGGTGGTGCAATATCAACGGGATATGGTTTTGATCAAAAATACAAAACTACCAGATTTTTTATCGCCGGCGCTACAAGTTTTAAAATACCTACTTATACTCAAAACATAACAATAGAAGCATGGGGCGCAGGGGGTGGCGGCGGTCCCAGTCGAGCTGGTCCTACTGGTGATTCTGGACAAGATACCACGGTTAGTATAGGTAGCCCGCATCCTATTGGTTCAGTAACTATGATAGCAGGTGGAGGCAGTGGTGGTTCGGTGGGAGGCGGCGGATCTGGCGGTACAGCGTCGGGCGCTACAGTAACTATCAACGGAAATAACGGAGTAGTAACTACGGCGGGATCTGCACCTCAGGGCGGCGGTGCTGGTGGTTTTGCCACACTGAACGGCGTGCCTGGTCTTACACCAGGTGGCGGTGGTGGTGGTGCGGGAGGATCTGGTGTTGGTGGATTAGGTGGCGGCGCGGGATCTGGTGCTTATGTTAGACAAACATTTGCTGTTGGCGATTTGACACCGGGAGCAACAATAGCGTTATTTGTAGGCCAAGGTGGTGTTGGTGGTGCACCCACACCTAATCAAGGAGAATATACTGGCGGCACTGGCGGCAATGGTATGATTCAAATTACAGTCGACGGTGGCATTCCAAATAATTGGTATGTGCCACAGATCGCTGATATAAGTGCTAATTCAACCAACAATTACTATTATGACAGTATGAATGATAGCCCTACTGCTACTGCTAATACAGTTGGCGCTGTAGGAAACTATCCGGTATTGAGTCCGGTAGAAAATCAATCGTCAGTAACTTATTTAAATCCAGTCCTAAAAAATGGCAATTTAGTTGTAGAAGGCTACGGTTTATATCAATGTTATGCTTATGCAACCATGGTAGCGACATTGGGAAAGTATTATTTTGAAGCAAAAAGTGAAGGGATACCCGCAGGTACAGAAGCAGCCACATATGTTTCTCCTAATAATAGTTCATGCGGATATCAAGCAAACGGAGTTATTTATGGCTGCACGGGTGTGTCTGGGTCTACTTATACTGTAAGTGATATAATAGGAGTAGCTTTTGACGTTAGTAATAATACCGTAGCATTTTATAAAAATGGAGTAATACAGGGTGGCACAAGGACTATCACCAGCGGTAGCGTGTTTAAACCAATGGTAAGTATGGCTCACGCTGGGAGTGGTTGGTCTATTAATTTTGGACAACAACCATTTAAATATTCTCCACCAACTGGTTTTAGACCTCTATGTGTTAACACACTTGCTAATACACAAGTATACAAAGGCAACAAATACTTTGATGTAATAACTAGAACTGGAACCGGAACATCTATTGCAGTTACAGGATTGGGATTCAAACCTGATTTTGTTTGGACTAAAATAAGAAACGATACCGGCAACCATTATTTGGTTGATTCGGTGCGTGGTGCAAACAAATCATTAAGCACTAACGTAGTAACACAGGAAGTTACTGGAAATATTATAACGGGTTTCAACAATGACGGGTATACAGTTGATGCAAGCCAAAATGCCACAGGAAAAACTTATGTGGACTGGGTGTGGCGAGCTGGGAATAACACTACTACAAATACGGCTGGACAAAATAATGCTACTATTAGTTCTACATATTCGGCAAACACTTTAAGTAAATTTAGTATTGTAACGTATACTGGCAATGGACAAACCGGCGCAACTATCGCTCATGGTTTAGGTGTTAAGCCTGATTTTATAATCGTAAAAAATAGAACTTCGGGTGCATTAATTACAGGGTCAGCGGCGTGGCCGGTATTCCACAAAGATCAAGGTGCGGTAAATGTTCCCTATTTAGAAGAAACAACGGCGTATTATACAAGAGCTGGTAATTTTAATAACACCGTTCCTACAAATCAAGTATTTTCGGTTGGTGGTACGGGTCAAACCGATTATCAAAATACTAATAAAAGTAATGACAACTATGTTGCTTATTGTTGGGCAGAAGTGCCGGGATTTAGCAAATTTGGCAGTTATACGGGCAATGGTAATCCGGACGGTCCGTTCGTATATTGTGGATTTAGACCTGCTTGGGTTGTCTTTAAGCGTGTTGATACAACCGGCGACTATTTTATTTTGGATTCGTCACGTAACTTATACAACGCTCGTGATCTCGCATTGTTTCCTAATGTATCTATTTACGAGTCAGGTCCCAGCGTATATTTAATAGATTATAATTCAAATGGTTTTAAGATTCGCAACGCGGTGAGCGGATTAAATGCTTCTGGCGGCGCTTATATCTATGCCGCATTTGCAGAAGCGCCATACAAATATGCAAATGCATCAAAACTAAAACCTAGTTCAAATAGTACAGGAATATTTGTGTTCACCTACACCATTGCGGCAGACACAACAAATTTCAATTTAAATTCCGCGGCAATAACTGCGGGTTGGAATAGTTACCAACCACTTTTGGCGACAGTCACGGTTAATTCTGGAGTGAAAGTTGGTGCTACTAGCGTATCTAACGCAGCCTTTACTGTAGGAGCACTACCATCGGGTAGTAACGTAACTATAATTAATAACGGTTCGATATTAGGTATAGGAGGTTCGGGTGGTTTAGGACTCAATGCAAACAATGGTACTAATGGCGGCACGGGCGGAGATGCTCTAAATATAAGTTATGCAACAGTCATTTACAACAACGGCATTATCGGTGGTGGCGGTGGTGGCGGCGGTGGCGGTGGCGGGTTCCAAAATGCTCCTGATGACTATACTATTTCCGGTGGTGCGGGCGGTGGTGGGCAAGGCTATTTTGGTGGCGCAGCTGGAACTTATTATCCATTCAGTAATTACTACAATGGCAGTTATCATATTACCCAAGGTAACGCGGGATCAGCGGCCTCGTCTGGAAATGGGTCTGCGGGCGAAGGACAACCAAATTATTCCGGTCCTTATTCTGGAAGTGGCGGCGCAGGAGGCACTTTGGGTCAACCAGGCGTTGCCGGAAATCCGGCAACCGGAAGCAGTTATATTCAAGGAACTGGTGGAAATCCTGGTGCGGCGGGCAAAGCTGCTGTTGGTAATAGTTATATTACATGGCAAGTAGTTGGTACTAGACTAGGATCGCTAGTTTAATCCTCCATACAGTGAGCGGTATTTAATCCTGTGGTCAAATAAATACTATATTAACAGGATTAGTGCTCATGAGTAGATTAAGTGTCAATATAGGTAATCAAAATAACGACGGTACTGGTGACGGTATAAGAGATGCTTTCGTCAAAGTTAACAGCAATTTTACTGAACTTTATAACGTCAATAACATGGGTGCTAGCCAACTTGCGGTTGATGCAGTTAGTGCGGCATTACAAACAGAAATAACAAATAGACAAACTGCAAGTGCTGTTATAGAATCACATGTTAACGCAGTAAGTGCGTCTCTTAATACTATTAGCGTAAACCAAGTTAGCACGGCAAACAAAATAAGTGCAATACTTAATAGTAATACGACATTAAATGGTACTACATATGATTTCGCTCACGTAACGAACAGTACTAGCGTGGGATCAGGAACTGTTGTAATAGCCGGCGGTGCTGGCGTAGCTGGTAATATTTTTGCTGGTGCACTATATACAGACAACTACTATTTGGCTAATGGCGATCCATTTGGTGGAACTGGTGGTGGCAGTGGAGTTGTAGGTTCCGGAACTTCTGGACAATTCGCTTACTATCAAAATTCTGGCACTTCAGTCAAAGGTGCGGCAAACGTTGGCTACGACACAAATAGATTAACTCTAAGCAGCGGCAACGCGGCAACGTCAACCAGCACAGGAGCATTGGTTATATCTGGCGGTGGTGGTGTTGGCATTGACGGAAATGTTTATATTGGCGGTAATTTAAATCTAAATGGACATGATATAAGCGCGGCAGTAGCTTCTATTAATCAAGAAATCAGCGCCATCAGTAACCAAGTTAGTGTGATTAGCCAAACACTTAGCGTAGTAAATGTTAACGTAGCAACGGAAACAAGTGCAAGAATAGCCACTAGTGCAGCTTTAGAAGCACACATTAACGCAGTAAGTGCGGCAGCTGGTGATACTAGTGCAATTAATGCAGCCGTAAACACCTTAAGCAACACAATATCAGCACTTAATGATCAAGTAGTAAGCGTTAACAATGCATTGGGTACTAGAATTAATACGGTTAGCAATGCGTTGTCAGTTGAAACTGCAAATCGTTTAAGCGCAGACACAGTTATTAGCAATGCAGTTAGTGTAGTTAGTGCAGCTCAATTGAGCATTTGGAATGCGGTAAGTAATGAAATTTCAGCGCGAGCAGCGGCTAGCACAGCATTACAGAGTGCTATTAATACTGTAAGCAATGCAGTAAGTGTTGTTAGCAACGCAGTGAGTGTAGAAACTGCCAATAGAGTTAGCGCAGATTTGGCGCTTAGTGCAGCTATTACAAGCGTATTTGCACCAAAAGCAAGTCCAACGTTCACCGGCACTGTTACGTTATCAGATAATAATGCAAACACGGTTGTATATTTGAACAGCAGCAAAGCTATTACTACAAGTAATTTGCTAACATTTACTGGTACGAATCTGGGCATTGGAACCGGACTCACTACTCCGGTTAATAAACTACACGTGAATGGTTCTATTTCGTTTGGTGGCACGGCGAATGTTCAAACTATAAGTTCTGATGGCAGTAATAACTTCGTGTTAAACAGCTATGCGGCTCAAATCTTCCAAATTGCAAGTTCTGAGAAATTACGTGTGGATACTAATGGCAATGTAGGTATAGGCACAAGCTCACCTACAGAACTATTGACGGTATCTTCCGCAAATACAAAACCTGCTAGGATTGCATCAACCTCGGCCAGCAATAACAATAAGTTAATTTTGGAAACTTCTGGTGTTGGTTCCACCATGGGTGTGTGGATAACAAATTCATATGGTAATACCAGTGTGTCATTTAATGAAACTGCTGGTGCTTTAGTGTTCTCAACTGGTGGTAACAATACCGGTGGATCCAACACACCAACAGAACGTATGCGTATAGATTCCTCTGGCAACGTGGGTATAGGCAATACGTCCCCCGGTAGCAAATTGGTGATAAATGGCACTACTACCATTACGTCGGCAAATTTAGCACTGAGCGATAACTATGGAGTAGCGTGGTCAACCTCGGAATCTATTGTTGGTAACAGCGCAGCACATTCTTTGTCATTTACCACCAATACCGCCGAAGCAATGCGTATTGATTCATCTGGTAATCTTGGTATTGGAAAAACATCTCCGGGATCAAAAGTAGATATCAAAGGCACGTTGAGATTATCTGGTGCAACTTCAGGCTATGTAGGATTAGCACCAGCAGCGGCGGCTGGTTCTACAACATATACGTTGCCTGCAGCTGATGGAACCAGCGGTCAAGCGTTAACTACAAATGGTTCTGGAACATTGTCCTGGGCCACTGCCGGAATTACCTCAGCTATCCCAACCGTTGATGTTAAAACAAGTGGAACATCACAAACGTGGACAATTCCTGCGGGGGTTACAAAACTAAAAGTTACAGTTATTGGTGGAGGTGGTGGAGGTGGGTCTAGTACTTATTATGCCCCGCATGATACATACTATAACGGCGCTGGTGGAGGTGCCGGCGCCTATTCGGTAGTTTATTTAAGTGGATTAACTCCTGGAAATACTCTTACATATACTGTAGGTGCGGCGGGCGCAGTGAATGGGGGGAATGGTGGAACTTCGAGTCTCTCTTCAGGATCACAGTCTATAACTACTGTTACTTGTACAGGTGGTGCGGGTGGCCAATCGGTGGAAGGTTATCCGCAGGGCGGTGCTGGTGGATCAGCTACTGGCGGAACAATTAATATCAACGGTTCTGGTGGAAGTGATCTATATGGAGAAAATGGTGGGTCAAATCCTTTGGGCATGGGCGGCAAAGGGTCAGCGGGTGGCTATTCTACAGGTAATGGTACTGGCTATGGCGGTGGCGGTGGTGGTGCTCAAAATTCTAGCCCTGGAGTATCTGGTGGCGCAGGAGCACCTGGTGTGGTGATCTTTGAATACTAATATATTTTTAGTCCTCACGTTGTAGATAAGTAGTAGTATATTATTACTACTATGGCAGACAAGATCAAAGAACCAAAACGCATAGACGATGTTGAAAAAAGCAAGTTAGAGGTCGTTTATTGTATACCCTTAGAGCAGCGCGATGCTCAAATGCGTGAAAATATAGCAAGAATACGTCCACGCATACAACCAGGTCCCATCACGCATGAGCCCATAGCTATAGTTGGTTTTGGCCCCAGCCTAAATGATACCTGGGAAGAAATTCGCAAGTTTAAATACATTTTCACTGGCAGCGGTAGCCATAAATTTTTGGTTGATCGCGGTATTATACCAACCCATCATGCCGAAGTGGACCCACGCGAGCATAAAATTGATTTGATGGGCACACCACAAGTTGGTACAGAATATTTGATAGCAAGTTGTTGCCATCCTAAATTACTGGACCATTTGGAGGGCTTCAATACAAAGCTGTGGCACATACATTCCGGTGATAACGCACAAATGTTACCTACAGTATTTCCGCGTGGTGAATACATTTTAACTGGCGGTAGCAATGTGGGGTTACGCTCCATGGTACTTGCGCGTTTTCTTGGATTTGTAAACATGCATGTATTTGGTATGGATTGTAGTATGAGTAATGAAGGTAAAAGTCATGCAGAATTCCATCCCAAAGGCAGCAAAGGATATTATTTAACAGATTATGAAGGCGTAGAGTACAAGGTTACACAGCCACTAGTGGAATACGCTAGACAGTTCTTTCATGAACTAAAACAAATGCCCGAAGTCAACATTACATTATATGGAAAAGGATTACTTCAACATATGGCCGAGAAAAAACTTGAAAAACCAAATCAGCTTAAAAAGCCTAAGAAAGAAATAGCGTACATTAATCCTAAAGTGATTACTGAAGAATATTTAAAGTTGAACAAAACATTGCATGAGCAAAATCCCAATTATGGTGTAAGCGGCGCAAAACGTGCAGATGTAGTACTTAAACTATCAGAAAGCATGAACACCAAAAATATATTGGATTACGGCTGCGGTAAGGGTATGCTAGCTAAGAAATTGCCGTTTCCAATATGGGAGTATGATCCTGCTATACCGGGCAAAGATGCAGCGCCGCGACCCGCCGAACTTGTAATTTGTACAGATGTATTGGAACACATAGAGCCAGATTTATTGGATAATGTGCTACAAGATATTGCTCGTTGCACTCTACAAACCGCTTACGTTATTATAGCTACTTTCCCTGCACAAAAAACGCTACCAGATGGCAGAAACGCACATCTCATTCAACAAGGTGCTGATTGGTGGCGTGCTAGATTGGAAAAGTTCTTTGAAGTGGCTAAAATTATAGAAAGTAAAGACAAGGAACTGCATATAGTTCTTGCACCCAAGCTGCCAGAAAAGTCAATGGTAAGTACAAAAACTGATCTAACAAAGGTTACTTTTAACAACACAGAACTAGTTTATGCGACGCCAAATGATGCTACACGTTGGCGTGCTAACAGTATGTTCACTAAAGAACCTATTACTATAGAATGGCTGCAAAAACTTACTGCAAACGATGTATTATACGATGTGGGTGCAAATATAGGCATCTATAGCATTTTTGCTGCTAAAATCGCAGGAGCAAAAGTATATGCATTTGAACCAGAATCACAAAATTACAGTATACTGAATCGTAATATTGTTTTAAATGGTGTGCAGGATCTTGTAAATGCATATTGTATAGCACTGAGCGATGAGACTAAAATAACACAACTGCATCTTAGCAGCTTTGACTACGGCGGCAGTTGTCACAGTGTAGACGACAAAGTTGATTTCAAACACGAACCCATGACACCTAAATACAGCCAGGGTTGTGTTAGCAATAGAATTGATGCTTTGATAGCATTTGGATTGCCAGCACCCACGCATATCAAACTGGATGTAGATGGATTTGAACCTAAGGTCATTGCTGGTGGTCGTGGCGCATTACGTAATGTGAGAAGCTTGATAATTGAAATCAATCAAAATCTAGAAGACCATCAGCAGCTAATTAAGTTCTTGGCTGACAATGGGTACAAATTTGACCCTGCTCAAGTTGCGGCCGCAGAAAGACAATCTGGTGCATTCAAAGGAGTAGCAGAATATGTTTTCACACGCGACTGAATATGTTAAGCATCGTTTTGTAGAATGTAACATAACTGAAACTCCGTATCCACACTTGCAGATAGATAATATTCTGCCGGCGGATTTGTATGAAGCAATGATGACCAACAAAATAGATGAACGCTACCTTGCCACACTAAAAGAACTAAAGCGTGTAGGTAGTGCGTATCCCGAAACTAGACGTGTTTTAAGTTTGAAACCTGACATGCCACAGTTGCCGGATAGTTACAAGGTTTTTTGGCAAGAATTAGCTGTTTGGTTTTTAACCGATTTTAAAAATATAGTACTGGGAAAATTTGATGCGCATATTCGCAGCAGGTTTGGGACGATTCCCATGCTATATCCTGAAGCTCTTTATACCTATGACAGTACAACTTATGCGTTGGGTCCGCATACAGATAGCACAAAGAAAGTAATTACCTTATTGCTATATTTGCCTAAAGATGATACATTAAGTCATTTGGGAACAAGTATGTATGAGCCCATTGATTCTAAATTTGTATGTGAAGGTGGCCCACATCATAAATTCGATAAATTTAGATTAGTAAAAACAGCACCCTTCAAACCTAATACGTTATTTGGTTTCTTTAAAACTAATAATAGTTTTCACGGTGTAGAACCCATCAAGGAAAGTATACGTAGAGATCTGTTAATTTACGATATACAAACTGTTAAGACTTAACTGCATTAATCACAGTTTGTATTTTTTGTTGGATCTCATCAATTTTAAAAGTGCCATATACGCCTGGATGCAAGGGTTTGGGATAAGATTCTAGATCACACCAAGCATAGCCCTTGTGTTCGTCATTTAGTGTAGGTATAAATTCTTCATCTACTAGTATAAGATATGTGTTATAGGTAAATTGCTCATTTAAACTAGTAAAAAGATCAACAGGTATTATTTTGGCATTGCTGAAATCTCTGCCGGTTTCTTCACGGATTTCACGTAATAGAGCAGCGGCAGCGGTCTCTCCTAATTCAGTTTTGCCGCCTACTAGTCCCCATGTGTTAGTATAGCCCGCACCATTACGTAGCAGAAACAGGAACCTACTTGTTGACTTTGCGTATATTAACGAACCTACTGCTTGAATTGACACTATGACACCTTATAAGACTATTGACCATCGCCCATTCTTATATTCACCTTCGTAACTGCGAATCCAATGACTGCCGGTCCATTTGTATTGTTGATTAGTTGCAATATTTGTAACGTATTTAATTTCCAAAGTTTCCCTAGAATCTAAACTTACTATCCATTGTGTACCATTATATTGAATAATATCGTTGGCATTGGCAACAAGATCCTGTGACCCTGTGCCTTTCCAAGCATCTGCACCATCAATATTGGCCGCATCACCTATGCCTTCAGTCAAAATGTAACGTTGCCCTGTAGTTGCTGCTGGTAATCCTGCGCCAGGACCTTTAGTAAGTGGATTAATTATAGCATTAACCGCAGCTTCTGTGTCAACAGGTATGGTATCTTGATTTACTGTAAACAATAATACACTATCATCAGTAGGATGAAATGCCACCGTACCAATTACTTCTGTTTCCTCATCGCTCTGCAACAAACGAATTTGGCTTATACCCTCCGTGAGTTTACCATACACATTGATTAGAGCACGCCAATTGTCCCTAGTACCGTTTTTGCTTAAGTTTGGATTAGTTGTATCCTGGTATTTTAGTAGAGTAAGTTGATTACCATTTAGTATAACGCCATAGTTCATGGGCGTATAGTAAGAACGATTGCCCAACAAGGTCCATTGATCAATATTGTCTAGGTTTAAATTGCCATGAGCATCATATATGCCGCCTATGATTTTCTGTATCACGCCAAGTTTTTTAATTTTCACTGGTGCGCTGATCCAGATTGGCATTTCAAAAGTATATGTAAAGATGTCTATTGGGTCATCAGTACCAACCGGGATAGATCTACTGCTCCAGCTGGTATCAGTTAGTGTGACTACACTTAAACTGGTCCAGTCAACATAGTTGTCTGTACTTTGTACTTCGATACTGGGGTTAAACAACCAACCTAACTGTTCAACAATTTGCAGTTTTTGTTCTGTATTGCTGGTCCATATATCTGCCTTAACTGTTAGCTTATATGGAGCAGGCATCAGTCGCTCAATAGTAAAAGCGTTACCCTGCGTAGTTTGATATTCACCGGTATTCTCGTCATAAGCACGTTCTCTTATGTGCATATTGCTAACAAAATAGGGATTCTGTACACGTTCACGATCATAGGCTAGTCCAGAAATATAACAACTAATCATGGGCACTGTGTTTAAAGTATTTTCGCTATTATTGCGAAGAATATTTGCAGCTTGACGGCTACTGTCCCCATAACGGGCAGGAACTCTTTGCAATGTTACATTTCCCTCTGTGTCCTTGCCAAATTGAACTTGAAAGTTACTCATCAGTCTTATAAACTGTATAAGGTAACGTTTGATTTGCTCATCATAAAAAAATGGAACTGCGGTCATGTTATTTTATTCCTGTTGCTTAGGGCTTTACTTAGGCCCTGTCGACTTTGAACGGTCTCGCCACCTACTGTTACATTCGCAGTATTGTTAGCGAATGCAGCTTTGAAGTTAGTACCACTGCCAGGCGTGTAATTATCACGAACTGCGTCTTCAACTTTAACCCAGCGTCGGCCATCAAATCTAAATAATCTATGTGGCAAATAATCCATACGCAGTGCATATTCTCCCACAGTGGGATTGTCTGGAAAGTTGATGCCGCTAGTAACAGGAAAACCGTTAGGCGCTAACCCATCACCTGTTAAATATCCTTCAATGCTTTTGTCTGGTGTAGTCACTGTGGTATCCACAGTACTGCCATCAGCGCCGATTACTGTTTCAGGATTTCCCTGTATGTCATTTTCAACTGGTACCGTATACAACTGAGTAGTGTCGTAGCCACTTTTTGGTGTTTCTGCTTCTGCTTGAGTTACAATAGCGTCATTTATATTAATATTTTTGTCGTATGTGCTCAAAATTTGCGCCAATGTATCAGTAGTATCTTCGCCTGCGGTAATATTATTCAATATATCTTTGTATTCTTGACTATCAACAAGTGGTGTAATTTTTGCACGTAATAAATGTGGCCACCAAGTTGGACTATAGCCTTCACTAGCAAACGCTACATCCTGAACTACATAATAACGTTTCAATGCTACAGGTATGGTCTCGTCCAGGCTCCAATAATCCTTTTTGTGTTGCAGCTCTAATACGTCACCACTTAGCAATTTTCTGCCTAAAATCTCTACTGTATCTTTTATATGGAAAACTATGAACAGGGTATCGTTGCTAAGGAAAATACCAAACTGCTCCAAGTTAAAATCAACATCTGCGGTTTGGTATATGCCGCGTAGATTGTAGACGCTGGTATCATATTTCCTATCTCTATTTTCTAAGAACAATAGATCCTGTATATTTTGTGCTGATTGGTTAATGTAGTCCGGCTTGGTAGCATCTGTGCTACCAGTTTGCTGGATTGGGCCTAGATATTTGTGTACATTAATGCCAGTACCGCCTATCGTGAACATTTCACTGATACGGCTATCTATAAATTTGTAGTCTTTGCTGTGGGCACCATTCTGCCAAAGCGATAATCTGGGCAATTTAGTAAATCCTTAAATATCAAGTATTTAGCGGTATTGACATGGTATCCAAAACCATATATAATACTGATACCATTTTAACATTGGAGAAGCAATGAAACGAGCCAAACGTGTGGTCAAACTAACTGCGGATCAATTGGTGGACGAGAAATATATAGGTAAAGAGCCGGAATGGCATGGCAAGAAGTTCACTGATGCAGAGCTTGAGCATGCCATTATTCGTGGGCTCAATTATTATGCACACTTTTTTAGTGGTCCCGAGTTTAAAAAGGAAATTGAAGCATGGCTGCAGGTTAACAGCAAGTTTACCAAAGCTCAAATAGAAGCTTATCGAAACAGTCCTGACGGCAAAAGTATCTCAACCCTGGGCGGTTTGGTGCGTATGCATACTCGTGGCGCACCGCTGCGACAGAAACATATTGATTACATTCTGCGCAAAGTGCAGGAAGTGTCGGCCAAAACGGACAGCGTTTTGGAAAAGATCCAAACGGAAACTGTACCAGCGGTTAAAGCTGGCAAAAAGGCTGTGGTCAATTTGATTGATGGCATTCAAGCACGTATGCTTAATCAAGCTCGTGATATTGCGGGTGAAATTGATGGTGATTTGGACGATGCTGTCACCACAGGTGCAGGTAAGCTGGATGTTTACAAGTATTTGGTTGAGAAGCAAATTAGCCGTCCTGTTGCAGCCAAAATTCGTGCATTTTACGAAGGTGACTACGCTGAGATCAAGGCCAGCAAAGCTAAAGACGCTGATCCGCAATTGGCCGAAGCTTATGCCTTCCTCAAAGGTGCCAATCTAAAACGTGTTTTGGCTTGGTTTGAGAAAACGTTTAGCGACTTGGATAACTATGTCAAGCTGAAAAGCCTGGACAAGAAACCACGTAAACGTAAGGCCATTAGTGCAGAAAAAACGGTGAGCCGTATGAAGTTTTTGCGCGAATACAAAGAACTTAATTTGGTCAGTATTAGCCCTACAGAAATTGTAAAAGCTGAACAGCTCTGGGTCTTTAATACTAAGACTCGTAAACTGGGACGCTATGTAGCTGAATCCGGTAACACACTTACGGTTAAAGGCACTACGATTCAAAACTACAATGAGCGTGAAAGTATTGCTAAAACTGTGCGTAAACCCAAGGAAAAATTGCCAGAACTCATGAAGGCTGGCAAGGTCAACTTGCGCAAGTTTATGGATACGATCAAAGCTACCAGCACTAAACTAAACGGCAGGATTAACGCCGATACACTATTGCTGCGTGTCGCATAATAAAAGTCCCAAGTAGGTAATTTGATCCCGGGCATGACCCGGGATCTTTTTGGGCCTAATTCCTATCACAGCGCATAAATAACGGATAGGAAACCTTATGGCCAGTATCGAAGAATTAAACAAATCCAAAGCACAATTACGCGCCAGAATACAAGATTATATAAGATTGCGTCTGGGCGATGCCATGGTCGATGTTGAATTAGATGCAGAACATTACAACATGGCCATTGATCAGTCTATTCTACGTTATAGGCAACGTGCTGCAAACGCGACAGAAGAAAGCTATGCCTTTCTAGATTTGGTTGGTGAGGTTCAGTCTTACACATTGCCACAGGAAATACTGGAAGTGCGTCAAGTATTCCGTCGTGGCATAGGCAGTGTAACTGGCACCACAGCAAGCCAGTTTGAACCATTTGCTTCTGGCTATTTGAATACTTATATGTTGGTAGCAGGGCGTGTTGGTGGACTAGTCAACTATGAACTGTTTACTCAGTATCAGGAATTGGCTATGCGTATGTTTGGTGGACATGTTAACTTTACCTGGAACCGCGTGGGCAAACAATTAACCATAGTTCGTAAAATGCCAAACTTAGGCGGCGCAAGTGGTACAGCTTCTGCTACTGCTATCGTTGGTGATATTATAACTGTAAGTGATACAAGAAAACTAACCGTCAACGCTCCCATTACCTTCGTTAATACTACATTTGGTAACGTAGAATCTGGCAAGCAATATTATGTAAAGACTATACCAACTAATGGCGCACCAGGAACTATAACGATAAGTGATACTGTAGGAGGTACGGTTATTCAATTAGATGATTCAACTGGCAATATGAGTTGGGTCAGTGGTAATAAAGATCAAATATCAGAAACTGTATTGTTATGGTGCAATAACTATAAGCCAGAGATAACATTATTGCAGGATTATCAAATATTTCCCTGGGTGCAAGAATATGCTTTTGCTATTGCAAAACATACACTGGGAGAAGCGCGTGAAAAGTTCAATACTATAGCTGGTCCGCAGGGTGGCACAAGCCTAAATGGCAATACGCTTAAAACAGAAGCTAAAGAATTAATGGATAAACTGGAAGAAGAATTGAAACTTTATGTAGATGGTTCTCAACCTTACTGGTTCGTGATTGGTTAAACACATGAGAGCTCGAGAGTTTATAGCAGAGATTGATCGTAGAGGCTTTCTTAAAGCTTTGGGTGCTGGTGCTCTTGGCGCGGTGGGCATATCCGGTACAGCAAAAGCAGACACTAGTTTTGGAGGTTTAACGCATCATGACGATGGCAGTCAAACCTATCAACAGGGTCCAATGTCATTAAAACAAAATCCTGATGGATCTCAAGAAGCTGAATTTCAATTTTATGATAATGTAATTCGGGCATTTAGGCGTGGCAATGTGTCTGGCATTAGTGCTCAGGGTTCAGCTAAAAACGCTTTGATAAATGTAGAGAAAACAGCTAGGGCGCGTGGCATTGATACTGAGTCGCCAAGGTTTCAGAAATTTTTACAGTCATTACAGGGATATACGCAATGAGAGCACGAGAATTTATTATTGAAGCAGCGCCAGACGGCAAGATAAAAGATGAGCATGCAGCCGCACATACAGGCATGTGGCGTATGCGTGATGTTGGTGGCTACGATAGAACCTATCATTTGAATCGTTTTATGATGGCTATGGCCATGGCAGATGGTAAAAACACCAGCAAGATTGATGGTATAGATGCCAGCAGTTGGGTAGAGAAATTCAATATTGCTCATCCTTATACGCCACAGGAACACAATATGGTGGCCGCTGCAATGGCTACAATACCAACTGATGGTGAACAGCTCAGTGATGATTTAATGAGCCACGAAACCCCAGACGTCAATAAAACTAGTCCACTACCCAAAAAGAAAAAGAACCGTTACGGAGTTTAAATGAGATTTAAAGAAATCATGGAGCAGTTGGAGTTTCATAAAGATCACAAGGATGCTATTCCTGGTGCTATGAAATCTGGTCTTGATGCCAATCCTGAAGGTCCCAGCAATTATTATCACAAATATAGGCTGGGTGTAGCAATGGCTGGCAGTCCAGAACATTTAGAGAATATAACTAATACTGGTCCTGCTTGCGATAACATGGTTACTTTGTCATACACTGACGCTGATCGTGACATCATTAAAAAAGCTCATAACAAAATGGGTTACCCATACAAAGAACTTACGTCCCAGGGTAGTAAAGAGCACGAGTCCGTAAACAAGGCAAGCCCAGTGCCCAAGCGACGTAAAAACCAACACGGCGTATAAAAATTTGACACAGCAGATCCTGATGCTACAATAGCGCAAAGGATCTAACTATGAGCAAAATCATTGCAGTATGCGGTTGGCAGGGGTCAGGTAAAGACACCATTGCTGACTATCTCGTAAACAACTATGGCTTTAGACGCGACAGCTTTGCCAGTACTCTCAAAGATGCGGTAAGTGTGATCTTTGGCTGGGATCGTGAGCTGCTGGAGGGTCGTACCAAAGCCAGCAGAGCTTGGCGTGAGCAAGTTGATCAGTGGTGGGCCGAGCATTTGAATATACCAGAACTAACCCCACGTTGGATATTGCAGCAGTGGGGCACTGAGGTAGGTCGCAGGGGCTTTCACGACAATATCTGGGTAGCTAGTTTGGAAAACAAACTACGCAAAACTACTGATGACATCGTGATTTCTGACTGTAGATTTCCCAATGAGATTGAAGCTTTACGCAATTCTGGTGCTAAACTGGTGTGGGTTGAGCGTGGTGATAGGCCTGTTTGGTACGACTGGGCGGTACGCTATAACCGTGCCAATGATGAGCAGCGTACCATTATGCGCATCGTAGCCGATCTAGAAGAAAGCATGTTTCGGTACCGGATCCACGAAAGTGAGTGGGCTTGGGTTGGGCATGAGTTTGACTACAACATTGACAACAATGGTAGCTTGGAAGATTTATATACTCAAGTTCGTGCAATAGTTTAGAAATCTGGTGTTAAGTCGCCCTGTACCCAGCCCATTTTACTTTTAACTATTTCCAATTCGCAATTTAGGCAAATAGTTTTTAAGTTAGTGGGATGGGTATCACCACGACGACCATTTATGTGGTAAACGTGCAATTGCTCACGGTACTTACTCTTAAAGCCACATTTCTCACAGTAGTTTTTCTTTTTGTAGCCAGATCTCATCCAAGCGGGATTTTTGGCTAGTCCCAGTCTTGAGCAACGATCGCATTTGGATCGGTAGTAAGTGATGCCAGCCCTGACATAGTTTATGGCCAGTGGTTTCTTTTGGCACACTGGGCAGCTTGGGCGGTTATTCTTGATTGATCTCATGTGGTATTTATTGAAAAACCTTTAATTCACCTTTAAGTGCTCCTAATCAGCTCTTATTTTGACGTTAAAACTAAATATTGTTATTAACGTGAGGAACACAATTATGGTATCACTAGTATCCCCAGGAGTAAGTGTACAGGTTATTGACGAGAGCATTTATGCTCCAACAGCAGTGGCAACAGTGCCGCTAGTTATTTTTGCTTCAGCTCAGGACAAAACTACGCCCAGTGGCACTACCGCTGCCGGAACGCTAATGGCCAATGCTGGTAAAACATACTTAATCAGCAGTCAGCGTGAATTGGTTAGCACTTTTGGTGCACCACAGTTTTACAAAGACAGCAATGGTACGCCACTACATGGCTATGAAATTAACGAATATGGACTAATGGCAGCTTATAGCGCATTGGGCGTCAGCAATCGTGTTTACATGCTACGTGCAGACATTGACCTAGCACAGCTGGTTGGTACAAGCGTTCGTCCAACCGCAGCACCAGCAAATGGTACTGTATGGCTGGACCTAGCAGACACACGTTGGGGTCTGTTTGAGTGGGATGCAGATACAAAAACCTTCGTTAACATTGATAGCCCAACTTTAATTACATCGGTTAGCCAGCTTGTGGGTTCAGTAGTAACTGGTGCACCACTACAAACTATTGGCAGTGTGGGCGATTACGCTATTGTAGTTGCCAGCACACAAAATCCAGTTTACTATAAATGCCATGACAATACTTGGCAAGAAGTTGGTAGCGATGATTGGTGTAGCCGTATTCCTGCTATCATCAGTGGTTATACTAACCCAAGTATTAACGCTTCGCATAGTTTGTTTATTAACACTCAGGAAGTTACTTTAACAGCAGCTACTATTGATAATGTAGCCAGCAGAATTAATACAGCAGCTATAACTGGTATTACTGCATTTAATGACAATGGTGTGCTAAAAATTTGTGCAGACAGCACAGCAACCAGTGATGGCAGCACCGTGGACGGTAAAATCCACATTACTGCAGGTACTGGAACATTGTTGGCCAATTTAGGTATTACGGCAGGATTCTATAATGGCGCAACATTTGTAGCTCAGCCTCATACACAGGTTCCCTCTTGGAAAACCAGTGGTACCGATACTAGACCCAGTGGCAGTGTGTGGGCTAAAACAACTAGTCCAAATGCTGGTGCAAATTATGTGGTTAAGGTCTATAACTCTTTAACTAAAACATGGAATACGTCGGCAGCAACTCTGTCAGTTACCGAATCTAATCTAAACACAATATTAGATCCTGCTGGTGGTGGTGCCAATATTGCGCAGGGAACTTTTGGGGTTCTTGTTAACAGTATGAAACAATCACCCGACGTAGCAGAGTTTGAACTTCACACCCGTGCGGTTCATGGTGCTACGGTAATTACTGGAACGGCAACTAATCCAACCCTAAGCACACCAGCCAGTTTCACAATTGGCACCAGTGTAGTTGGTGGCACCAGTATTACTAATACTACTTCAGTAACTGTTCCCAGTTCTAGCCTTGTTGATCTAGTTACCGCAATTCAAGCACTCAATATTGAAAACTTAACAGTATCTATAACAACTGCTGGTGCTATACAGTTCACGCATACCAAAGGCGGAAATATAAATTTTGCAAACACAAGCGGAACTCCGTTGACGACATTAGGTATTACTAGTAGCACACCTTATGTAACTTTGAGAGCAAACGGAACTCTTAATGGCAGCAATTGGGTAGCAGCTACCTATACAGCAAGCATGGAAACACCCAGCACCGATCCCGAGACTGGTACATATTGGTACGACAGTGTGACCAATGAAGTTGATATTATGATTCACGATGGTAATACATGGAAAGGTTATAAAAACGTAACTAACGATGCTCGTGGATATAATCTATTCAACACAGATCCAGCTGGTCCTATTGTTAGTGCAAGCGAACCAGAAACACAAACAGATGGTTCAGCATTGGTCTACGGTGATTTGTGGATTGATACCAGTGATTTGGAAAATTATCCTAAGATTTATCGTTATGATAATGTCAGTGGCATGGGCAAATGGCAATTGATTGACAACACTGATCAAACTACTGAAAACGGTATTTTGTTTGCAGATGCACGTTGGGCAACTAACGGTACCACAGATGTAATCACAGATGACAAACCCACCATTGTATCACTGCAAAGCAGCAATAATTTGGATATTGATGCACCAGTTGCAGCAAACTATCCACGTGGTATGTTGTTGTGGAATACACGTCGTAGTGGCTACAATGTTAAAAAGTTTGTTTACAATTACTTCAATGCTACAGACTTTCCTGACGATACGTTGCCAGACTACACTAATGCATGGGTAAATGCCAGCGGAAACAGAAACGACGGCAGCCCATACATGGGACGCAAAGCAGCTCGCGTAATCATTACTAGTGCAATGGCCGCTGTGGTTAGTACCAGCACTGAAATACGCGAAGAACAACGTAATTTTAACTTGATCACTTGCCCAGGTTATCCTGAACTAGCTGATGAAATGATTGCGTTGAATAACGATCGCAAAGATACTGCGTTCATTATTGCTGATACTCCTATGCGTTTAGCAGCAAATGGTACTGCATTGCAGAACTGGGCACTGGGCAATGATTATGACAGCATTACAAATGCTGATCCATATGTTGGTGTCTTTTATCCCAGCGGTGTAACTAGCAATCCATTTACAACTGGTAATGCAGAAATTTTGGTACCACCAAGTCATATGGCATTGCGTGTTATTATTCGCAACGATGATGTGGCATTCCCCTGGTTTGCGCCAGCAGGACTACGTCGTGGATTAGTTGATAATGCTACTCGTGTGGGTTATATTGATGCAGCTACCGGTGAGCTACAGACTGTGGGTATTACCGAAGCACTGCGTGATACGCTTTATGAGAACAAGATGAATCCAATAACTTATTTGCCTGGAACAGGCCTAGTAGTGTATGGACAAAAGACCTTGAACCCATACGCCAGCGCACTGGATCGCATCAATGTAGCACGTTTAGTTGTTTACATTCGTGAACGCTTGCAGCAAATTGTCAAGCCATTCTTGTTTGAACCCAACGACAAGATCACACGCGACGAAGCTAAACAAGTTGTTGAAAGTTTGATGAATGACTTGGTGGCAAAACGTGGTCTATACGATTATTTGGTAATTTGTGACACTTCAAATAATACTCCAGATCGCATTGATCGCAATGAGTTGTATATAGATGTGGCTATTGAACCAGTAAAAGCAGTGGAATTTATTTATATTCCAGTGCGTATTAAGAATACTGGCTCAATTGCAGCAGGTACTTAATTAGCAACAAACAAAATAAAGGGGCTACAGCCCCTTTATTTTTGAGTCCATGTCCAACGGCTGTTACCGCAGTCCCAAATTCGTAGATAACCCTGTTTTAATCTATTTTCGTATTCGGTTAATTGTTGATCATCTTTTTTATTTTTTCTTAAAGCAAACCTATGAATTCGTTTTAGGTTTTTCAAATCAATATACCAATAATTGAGAGAAGTGTTGCCTTGGTAGTCAAATCCTAAAGTTTGATATAATTTTCCTGAGCCCCACCTAAGGTCACCATAACTTATTACATGCTGTGGTTGATACTGTTTAATGAAAAAAGTAAATAATTTGCTTGCACCGCCCACGACATTTTTTCTTGTGCAGAACCTAACCAATTCCCAG